ATGGCAATACTGACAGTCTGCGTAAACAAGCAGCGCAAAAGAAAGGACGGGTGCTACTCGGTTTATATCCGGGTCGCTCACAATGGCAAATCGGTATATTTACCGACTGACAAAGTAGTAAGCGGAAAAGGCTTGTCATCCTCGATGGAAGTTATCGACCCGTTTGTCCTCAAACCGTTATCTACGCAAATCGTTAATTGGCTCGATGCGTTAAATCGCCAAGATATTTCTGCGTGGAACGCGAGACAAGTTGCAGAGTTTCTGAAGAATTTGAACGAGGATTTGGTATTCTCGGACTATGCCCGAAAGCACATTGACCGTATGATTGACCGAGGGCAGGAGCGCAACGCGAAAAATTACCAACTCGCACTCCAACACATGGAGCGATACTTCGGTACGACCAAAGTAAAGTTCGCGCAGCTCACCTCGATAAACGTAAACAAGTGGGTCGCCACTCTGAGCGGCACCGCGAGAGCCAAAGAGATGTACCCGATTTGCATCCGTCAGATTTTCCGTGCGGCCATTGATGAACTGAACGACTACGACAACGGCATAATCCGGGTAAAGACCAATCCGTGGGGTAAAGTTAAGATACCTGCTGCCGACAGGCCTAATAAGAAAGCAATCACCGCTGAGGCTTGCAGGGCATTCTTTGCGGCACCGCTGCCGGAGTCGAAGATGATTGACCCCCTGCCGGAGTTAGGCCGTGATGTGGCCATGATGTCACTATGTTTGGCCGGCATGAACACGATTGACATTTTCAACCTGTGCAAAGAAGACTACCACGGCGGCATAATCCACTACAAACGAGCCAAGACAACCCGGACCCGAACCGATGACGCATACATCGAAATGCGAGTGCCGGAGGTAATCAAACCTCTGTTTGAGAAATACAGAGCCGGTGAACACACCGACAGGCTGTTTCGGTTCTGCGACCGCTTCTCAACCTCAGACAGTTTTTGCGCCAATGTGAATACAGGCATCAAGCAGATATGCAAAGCTATGGGGATGCCAAAGGAGCAATGGTACTGCGTCTACACGTTCCGGCACACATGGGCGACCACTGCACAGAACGACTGCGATGCGACAATTGCAGAGGTCGGCTTTGCGATGAACCATTCGCACAGGCACACGGTGACGCGCGGATATGTTATGCTGGACTTCTCTCCTGCGTGGAGGCTCAACGAGAAAGTGATTGACTTTATTTTTTTCAGTGATGCGACCTCGCGGCGCATGGCGAAAGAGCAGCCCGAAGATGAGGGGTTGTTTCGTATCTCTCCGAAGATGCTCATCAGAGCAGCGGCATTCTTTCAAGGCAAGTGCCTTGCCAACTTTGAGGACATCGGCTATTCCAACATTGACGAGGTAACAAAAGCACTCGTATCTCAATTTCCTGCGGATATTCCCGACCGCTCAATGGTTCAGTTCAAAATCGTCAATCTTGACAATGGAAAGGTCTATGTCTACGAGCATCAAAAGGGCAAGGGCTTCTGACCATTTCGTTGAGGCCAACAAAATGGTACAAGGGTCGCACCGATAATCGGCGCGGCTCTTTTCTTTTTCGCGCAACTTTTTCTTTTTCTCTCCTGCCTCTATGAGATTGGCGAAGCCTCAAAAAAAAATAAAATTTTCTCGCGCGTGTGTATGTACGCGCGTATCGCCGATATATATACCTTTTCTTTTATATTTCTTTTTTATTTTCTTTTTATCAAAAGAAAGGTTTCGGAAACAATGCCCTTTTCTTCTGAACTTTGGGAAAGAAATAGCAATAACTTCCGAAAGAATGTGCTTTACTTCGGAAGAAATAAGAATAACTTCGGAATTTATGCCGATAAATTGAGAATGAATTTTGCACGAAAATCAACGAAAAACACCCCAAAATCAGCCTGTTTTTTGACCTGCAAAATCAGCGTTTTTTCTCTCGTTGCATCATAAATAATCAAAGTGGGAATTTATGCCCTTTATTTCGGAAGAAATAGCAATAACTTCCGAAAGAATGTGCTTTACTTCGGAAGAAATAAGAATTATTGGGGAAGAAATGCCGTAAACTTCGGAAAGTATTGTCTTAATTGGGGAAATAATGCCGATAAATGGGGAAATAAAAATGCCGAGCGATTTGCGCCCGGCTTGCGGTCTAAATGTAGACAAAAATAGACGGCTTAGTTGTCGTTTTCGGCGGCGAGTTGCGCAAGGCGCTCCTCGATTGTGGTAGTGATGTCACCCGACAACGACACCTCAGCAGATACCGATTGCATCTGCGGTGTATGATACCTCAGCAACCTTTCCTGTATGGCGGCGCGGTCTTTTGCCTCCATCATCATCATATCAACTTCAAAATCGGAAACAACAAGCGGATTGCCGTCTGCGTCTTGCAGGATTACGGTACTGTATATGTCGCCCTCCTTAGTTCTAAACTCTAATTTGCGTGGGGTGCCGTCCCCATTCGTTTGTGGCCGTGGTGCAAAGTAGGCCATTGAATGGGCGCGTAGATGCTCTTTGAGCGGATTGGGTTTGTTTGGAGTACCTTTCTGTCGGCCTCCGGTCTTTCGTCCTTGTGCCATGACTAATAAGTTAAAGTTACGATACAAAGGTATGGGTTTACCTTTGCTCCATAATTATAACTTTTTAATTCTCCCAAACAATGATGCAAGCAGCAGGAGGCATGGGCGGTCAAGGTGGAGGTATCATCTCATCCGCTCTACAACTTATAAAAGAGAAAGAGCGACAGGGCGACAAAGCTATGGATAGACTTCATGATGGCATGAAAACTCAAATGGAGCTTACTGCCAATCAAGGGAGTTGGACTGATGGCGGCTCGTCTGCGCCTCAGAAAGTCGTGAAAGAAAAAGTTGTAGAGAAGGAAAAGGTCAAAGAGCCGGAGAAAGAAGAAGCTACAACAGATACACCCACAGCGCCCGGTGCCGATAAGGAAGAGCAAGAAAAGGATGTAGCCAATTTAGGCATTATCGACCTTGCTAAACAAGCTACAAGTAAGTAATCTATAAAAACGTACAGATATGGGCATATTAGGCAGCGCAATCGGAGGAGCGTTAGGTATCGGAGCAAGTATTTTCGGTGGTATCAGCGCTTCAAAGGCAATGAAAAAGGTCAAGCGAAATATCGAGGGTCAGATGAAAGAAAACCAAAATTGGTATGACCGCCGATATAATGAGGACGCGACACAACGTGCAGATGCACAACGTATCCTTACTATGACTAATGAGAATATTCGACAACGAAACCAAGCTGCCGCAGGTTCAGCGGCGGTCATGGGGAGTAGTGAGGAAAGTATTGCGGCGGCTAAAGCAGCCAATAATCAAGCTCTCGCAGATGCAACATCGCAGATAGCTGTTAATGGTGAGCGCCGTAAAGACCAAATCGAGTCGCAGTATATGCAGACAAAGCAGGAACTCAACGACAAACTTAATAATCTTGAACAGGCAAAGGCTCAGAACACCGCGCAAGCAGTGCAAGGTGTAGCACAAGCCGGTTCTGCAATGGCAAGCGTATTCTAACTATGGTAGACCCTAACAAACCCATTATAGCCCCTCGGACAACAGTTGTCGGCAATGAACAGCCGTCAGCTCCTGCGGGTTCGGCACCTGCCGGTGGTGGCACTCCGCCCCCGGCAGGTGGTAGTTCATCTTCTGTTACCTCCACAAAGGTTACGACCTCGACCCCAATATCAACGACTATTCCGGCTGAATACTCGGCAAGCAGTTATGAGGAGCTTATACCGCAGCTTGAAAAGCGCATGGCCGAATTTAAGCCTTTGTCGGAGGAGGAACTGAAGAAGTTGCGCCGTAAGCAAAAGATAGAGGGCATTATCAGCGGAGTGTCGGACGCAGCTCAATCTGTTGCCAACCTTATCTTCACTCATCACTATGCCCCGAATATGTATAATCCCAAAGAGGGAATGTCGGCTAAGGCTAAGGAGCGTTTCGACAAGGAAAAGGCGCAGCGCGATGCCGATGCCGATAAGTATCTGCAATATGCTCTCACTATCGGCAAGATGAAAGATGCCGACAAACAGCGAGGCTTACAGGCATGGCAGACTGAACAGACCCTCGCCCGACAAGACCGAGCATTTGACGCAGGTCGCCAAGACCGTGCCGATGATGTTGCATTCCGTAATAAGGATTATGACGAGCGTGTGCGTCAATGGCAAGCCAACTTCGACCGACAGGGAGAATGGCACGAAGAAGAAGGTCAGCGTTGGGAGCGTCAGTTCAAGGAGAGTGTTCGTCAGTTCAATGTCAGTGCGGCCAACGAGAGAGCGCGTATCAACATGGAGTCACAGCGCCTTGCCCATTCTTTGAAAGAGGGTCAAATGACTTTCAACCTCGGTTCGGGCAACGGCAATGTGACATTGACGCTCGACAAACTCAACGCTCAGACCGTATCGCGCATTTATCACACTCTATCCCCGGAGGTTCGCGATAAGGTACAGGGTGATCCAATTGTGCGAAATGGCTCCGTAGTTGGCTACAAGCCACCGACAACAGAGGCTATGCTTATCGCCATCGGTGCGAATGTAGAAAGCTCTCCGGCCACGCAGAACGCAATCAAACAGGTTGCAGGTTTGGAGGTAGGCGATAAACCCGCAGGTTATTAACCCGACAATCATTATCATATAATATGGCTAATCCCAATGACAATTTACGCAGATTGTATCAGAATGGTTTGAAACATTTTTCATTGCCCGACTTCGATACATTCCAACAGGACATGAGGGACGAGGAGAAGCGCAAGCGGTTCTACAATAATATGCAGGGGGCTTACTCTCTCCCCGACTTCGATACGTTTTCACAGGACATCGGCGCTGTCACTCCTCCACCTGCGCAACCTCAAGCACAGGCACAACCTCAGCAGACGACATCGACCGTTAAGCCTGTGACCGACAACACGGCTCAGCAAGCATCGGTACAGCCCACAGTTCAGACTTCCTCTCAACCGGCACAGCCGGAGGGTTGGAAGCCTACTCCTATGCAACAACGAGCTTTCCAAATGCAGATGGACGAAGCTAATGCCCGACTTAAAAAGCAGGGCGAGGAGTTCAAGCAGCGTATGGAGGGTATCGAGAAAGGCAATCGCCCCGGTGCATTTATGGGTGAGCGTGAGTTTAATCCTCAGACCGGCAAAATGGAAACCCACTATTACACTACACAGGGTGAGCGTGTCGGCACCCGAATGGAGCAGAGCCACGCTAACACCGAGTATCATAATTGGTGGGAAAACAACACGGAAGCAGGTAAGCGTTCAAAGGAACAGCGTTTACAGCGTGAGTTTGACGAAAAACTTTCGTATCTGTGGCAACGTCATAATCCTGCCGAGGGTGAAAACGCAGCAGAACAGGCATGGTCGGCCGCAGAGAGCGCCTACAATGCAAAGGCAGAGCGCAATCGCGAAGCAGCCAATTTCAATGTGCAGAATTTTGCGATGAACAGTTCTGATGCGGTTGCCTTTAAGCAAATGGAAACCGTTGACAACTTCACCGATAGATTGACTACCCATGACATGGATGTCCTAATGGATAATGCGTGGAACAATCTTGGCGAGGAGGGTCAGAAATCTCTTATAGACGATTGCTATCAGATGCTGCGCCGCCGCAATCCCGGTGTTGATGACCTTGTGCTGTATGGAAAAGCCAAAGAGTTTGCCCGACAGCAGTCAGATTTGCGAATGTATCACCTTGCTGTAGAAAAGAACTTACCTAAGAGCAATCTTGAATACTTCATGCGCAAGGTTGGCGATATGAATTTAGTTACGAATATCGGCAAAGGCATAGCGGTTAATCGTGTGAAGAAAACAGGCGATATGGCCGCGTATGAGGCAGCGAATGAACAATATCGCCAAGACGGTCACAAAATACTTGATGTTGCAGGTACGGTTACAGGCTTCGCTCTTGACCCGACTACATGGATGTCCGCAGGTGTCGGAGGTATGGCAACTCGTGGTGCAATGTGGGCCGGTGGTCGTGTCCTCGCAGGTCGCGGAGCTACTGCCGCAGTCACCAATGCCGCTACACGTCAGTTTGCAACCTCAATGACAGGTCGCGTTATCGGTGGTATCGCCGGAGGTGCTGCCAACTTTGGCACATTTGAGGGCATTAAAGAAATGGAAACCCAATTTGCGCATGGCGGTCACATTGTCGGACAGGACGATACTGGCCGATACCTCAACGAGGGCTACTCTGCCTCCGCTGTTGCAGGTCAAGCTGCGCATGGTTTTCTCATGGGTGGTGCTATCGGTTGGCTTACTCCTGTATCGGGTAATGTGGCCGACAAACTTGTGCGCAGCACATCAAGCACCGGCTTAAAGGTAATGGAACGTGCAGGAGTCTACTCCGGCGCCACAATGCTTGAGGGTACAATCTTCTCCGTTCCCGAATGGATTGAGGGCAATCGCGATGCTATGGACGTGTGGACTGACAACATGGCTATGATGGTTGGCTTCAAGGCCAAGCACATGATAAAGAGTGCCGGCAACGTCCTCGGCGACCTCAAAGCCTCGTTTGACAGCCCGACCAATGGCCGCAAGAACCGCTTAGACTTCGAGAGCCGTCTGCGTCAGCGCATGGACGCTCCCTCTGACGGTGGATTGTCACTTACAAAGGACGAGGCGGCAGAACTTAGCAAACATGGCTATGGCGACCTGCGTGAACTCGTTGAGAGCGCAGAGCGTACCGGCGATGCGACAAAAGGTGAACTTATTACCGCAAATGCTCCCGAAATCGTCAGCCGTCTTACAGACATGGTAACCGACCCTCGTATCAGCGAGGCTGCAAGAGCCAAGATGTATTACTATGCCACCGGGCGCAAGCTCCCTGAGTCTACCGTTATGAAAGGTGAACTCATCGAGGACGGCGAGGGAGGCTTTATTGTAGAGTCGCAGGGTGCCAATGGTGTAATCACTTCTCGTTCGTTCAAGAGCCGCAAGGCCGCAGACCTTGAATTGGAGCGCATCAAACGTCAAACAGAGCTGAACCACATAGAAATCGGCGAACGCTATCAACAGACTGCCGACTTTGAGAACCGTTTGCAGGAGGCTTGCCGCACCGTTGCCGCTGAAAACGGTTGGGATATGGTTGAGGTTTACCGTACCTGTGAAGAAGCACGGCGCAACAACCTTCGTGGCGGCGACAAGCAGTTTGACGAGGCTCAGCAGAACATTCTCCGGAAGGTAACTGAGGCAATGGGCGAATTTGAGGAAACAAGTGTTACCGACAACATGAGAGGCCGCATCAATGACAAATATGGTGTGGACATCGACAATGCAATCCGCAAAGAGGCCAACCGCCGCACAATAGCTGAGCAAACCGCCATTGATGAATATCTTGATGAGCTTATCCCCAAAAATGCCAAAGAGCGTAATACTGTTGAGGACGCAGAAGCCGAGGACATCACCAATCAGAAACTTCTGACTGACGAACCCGAAGCAACGACACCCACAAACGATGCACCTATTGACCCTCGTTTCGATAATCCCACAACACCCGAATACGACCCGCATCAGCCCGGAGGCGAACAGAAGCCTGTTGGCCGTGCCGTCATGAAATACCAAGACCGCCCTGTTGAGGTATTGAGTGGCCGTGTCGTTATGATGGAGGACGGCACAATGATTGACAATGAACGTAGCGATGCCTCTATTGTCGTTCGTGACCTCGAAACAGGTAAGGTTGAAATGGTGTCCCCCGATGCTATTCTGTCTTATGAGGGCTATCCTGCTGAGGTTGAAGTGCCGCAAGATAATGTTGCACCCGAAGCCGAAACACCGGCCGAGCCTCAACCAAAGTACACAACAGGCCAAATCAAGATACGCAACTCTGACGGCACGGAAACACGCGGTGTCCTTACCGGCTTTGTCGATGAAAACGGCAACCACGAGTATTATGTTGAGGGCGACCTGCAACAACTCCACTACGCATCAGAGCATGAACTTGACAACATTCTCTCTGAATACACTCCCGATGAGCCGCAGGAAGTGAAACAGCCTCAACCTGCCGAACCTCAACCCGTAGACCCCAACAGGCCGACCCAAGAAGGTGTAGCCAATGTTGAGGACTATGACAAGGGATATTCTTTTGGTATAGATGAAACGCAGGGGATTTCAGATAGTGAACTGACTGCCAAAATAAGCGAGTTGCGCACCGATGCCGAAAGACTGACCGACTTCGGTAGAGGTATGCTTGAGGCATACGAGTACGAGCAACAGCGCAGGGCTATGGAGCAACAACTTGTTCCCGTAGACGCTGAAACCGTTCCCAAAACTGAGGAAACAACCCTCAATCCTATGGAAACAGGTGTAAATATCACGGAAACCGTTCCCAAAACTGAAATTCCTATTGAAAACGTACAGCAATCTGTCGATGATGGAAATGTTGTCGTTCCTGCCCCTGCTACTAACGAAGCTCCGCAGGTAGATAATGTATCTCAGCCCGACTTGACAGCACAGGCAGAGCCTACACCTCTGCAACGCATTCCTCGTAATGAGAAGAACGAACCTATCTTTGAACAGGCCGAAAGCCCGGAAGTAGGTTGGGACGCTCTTGTTGAGTTTTCTGAGGGCGATGCGGCCACAGCCAAAGAGATTGCCGACACAATGGTCGAGGAGAAACGCAAGGCTTTTGAGAAAGCACAGAAGCTCAAACCCAAAGGCAAGACCCCGACTGAGATACTTGCATCAAAGAAAGCCAACACCGCTGAACTCACAAAGGCACAAGCCGAATATGAGCAGTGGCAGCGCATGGCCGGAGTTGAAAACGCTCGTCAGAGTGCAATCCGCTCACAGCAGGAGGTCGAGGCTCGTAGGCTTGCCGCTGAACGTGCTGAGGCTGAGAAAGCCGAGAGAGAGGCACGACTTGAACGCGAGGCATTGGAGGGAATTCCCGAATGGCACATGGACACACCCGAAAATGCCCGTAAGCGAGGTGTGCGCCGTTTCAGCGGTCAGATGTTCACTCGTCAAGAGCCTGTGCAGGGTGTTGTCGGCAATGAGGTTGAGGTCAAGTTCTCACAGAAAGACCTGCCCAAAGGCCGTGTTGCCGTCATTGAGGCTTCGCAGTTGCAACCCTCCCATGTGCAGGGACAGCGTAACCCCATGTTCTTTATTGAGGAGGCACAGCCCAAAAATCGCACGGAGGCTGTATCTATGTTCGCCGCAAAAGAAATGGCCGAGGGTATTCGTCCGAAAGAAATCACCGGCAGCGTTACGGCATACACCGGCGCTCCTACTGTCAATACTCGTGGCGAGGTCATTCAAGGCAACAACCGCTCTGATGCACTCCGCTACCTGTGGCAGAGCAACCTGCCTCAACAGCAGCAGACCTATAAACAGTACCTCATTGACAACGCAGAGCAATTTGGCATTGACCCAGAGGCCGTGAACGCCATGCAGAACCCTGTCCTCGTCAATATGCTCGATGTCGATGATGCTGAGGCTATCCGTCTTGGCCAAATGACCGCACAGGACACCGAGAGTGGCGGCATCGAGCGTATCAAGCCTAAGAATGTTGCCCAAACACTCGGCGACAATATGCGGACGTTTGCCAATATGTTGCTCAGCAGTGGCGAAGAAGATGCGTCTTTCGGCCAACTCGTAGACCGCAACGGTACTGAGGTTATGAAATGGATGAACCAAGTAGGCGCTATCAGCAATACTCAATTCCAATCTGCGTTTGATAGTAAGAGCAATCTCACAGCCGAGGCCAAGAACGACTTGCAGAAAGTTCTCTATCAAGCAGTATTCAAGGGTGCATCACAGCAGTTGGAAGAAATGTTTGACAAACTTCCGGCCAAGGCACAACGCGCAATCCTCGCAACGGCATTCCGTGATATGGACTCGCCTTTCGCCGGTAAGATGTTACCCGAAATCCAAGCCTCTATTATTGTCTACAATCAACTGATGTCCGACCCCACATTTGCCAACGCAAAGAAAATGGAGGAGGTTTTGAAAGCCGTTGAAGCTTTCAAACAAACGATAGCCCTTGATGATAGATTTGAGCATTATATGCCGGCCGATAATTTTAGTAACTTTGCGTTGCATTTGGCCGCTATGTATAAGGCAACCGATATGTCGCAAGCGACAATCGCGTCCTATTTCAATCAAATGTACGACCTTGCACAAGGGAAAAAGGCCGCGACCCTCTTTGATGAGGCCGACACAACCGAGTATCCGCTTGCGGAAGTCATTAACCAAGTATTAAACTTTGAATATCAACCGGCGAAGAATGGAAACAACGATGTCGCAAATGGAGGTGCTGATGTGGCTCTCCGCAATCAAGTTAGCCAAGGAGGGGAACTCCGAGGCAATGAACCACCTGCAAGCGGAGAACAAACTCCGACAGGAACAGAACCGTCCGACAGTGGAGCAGGAGCTTCAGATGATAGCAGCACAGCAGGAGTCGAAGCAGTAGAGGGCGAAACACCTCAATCCACAGATGCCGCACCTGCAACGGTACAGGCCGCAGTTGAGGCCGCATCTGCCGAGGTGAACACCGAGCCTACTCCGGCGCAAGCTGAGGCAGGAAATTATAAGAAAGGCCATATTACCATTGGCGAGTTTGACATCACAATCGAGAACCCTGCTGGCAGCGTCCGCAAAGGTATTGATGCAGATGGTAAGGAATGGAGTACCACTATGGCCAACACCTACGGCTACATCAAAGGTACAGAGGGTGTTGACGGCGACCATATAGATGTGTTCCTGCATGAGAACATGGATATGTGGAATGGCCGCAAGGTGTATGTCGTAGACCAAACCAATACAGACGGCTCATTCGATGAACACAAGGTTATGCTTGGCTTCAACAATAAGGACGAGGCCATGAGCGCCTACCTTGCCAACTATGATGCTACATGGGGACAGACGCACCCCGGACTGCGAATTTCCGAAACTAATATCGAGGACTTCAACAAATGGGTACAGTCGAGCCACCGCAAGACTAAACCGTTCGCCGATTATTCCACCGTCAGCAAAATCACAGACGAAGCTCCTGTTGAGCAACCGACACAACCTGCCGCCGCTATCACCGGCGAGGGTTATAAAGTCGAGCCTAAGCCCTACACCAACAAGCAGGGCAAGACGCTTGACACATACCTTGTGACCTTTGACCGCGATTTCTCCAAAGAGGAATTGTCCACCTTACGTGCGAAAGCCAAAGCTCTCAAAGGTTGGTACGACCGTGAAACGCGCGGTTGGATGCTCCGTAGTGCCGACGATGCGAAAGCCTTTGCCAAGGATATTGTCGGCAAGAGCGAGGACGAGGTTGCAGACGAGGCTCCGCTGTCGCTTGCAGACATGGAAAAACCTGCAAGCGATAAGCCAAAGAAAGCGCCTGTCAATCGTGTCAACGTTGAAGGTGTCATGGCCGACCTATCTACTAAAGGAGAAACCAAATTGAGCGACCATGCCGAGCCGGTAGAACCTACACAGACCAAACCGAAAAAACGCAGATGGATTAGCGATGAGGACGCAGACGAGTTTAACAACCTGCGTGACAACCTCCGCAACCATTTCGGCAAAGGTGATGATATAGTACAGGAGAGTGCCGAGGGTTATGGCAAACCACAGCCCAAACAAATGGATGCAGAAGTCTTGCGCATGGGTACGCGTATGACATATCTTATGATGAAAGGCGGTTTACGCTCCTTTGCCGACTACTGCGAGGCGATGATAGACGAGCTGCCCGACATCTTCGATGATATGCGTCCTCACCTCAAATCTCTCTATGCCGCCGCGCAGAACATGGAGGAGGTGATAGAACTCGGATGGGATGAGGAAATGGACGACCGAAAGACAGTCAAGGCTTTTGACGTTTATAATTTCGACAAGCCCGGAGCCAAAGATATCATCGCCACCTCTCAGCATATTGTTGATGAGCAAAGCTCACAGCAGCATACCGACCAAATAATTCAAACCCTCAAAGACCAACGAAATGAGCAAAGAAAAAAAGAGGCTGACGAAACATCAGCAGATACAGAAGCTATTGCAGACAAAGCAGAGGCTGTTGCAAGCAAAGTCGAAAGTGAACTCGAAGTTGCAACAACTGAGCAAGATGCCGAAAGACTCTCTCGTGACCTCGACAAAGAAATAGAGGATGTCAATAAGCAACTTGCCCTCCTCGGCTACTATGAGGCAGTGGAAGATGACTCCAAATTCCATGAGAGTTATGGTTATATGCTGACAGCAGAGAAAAAAGCTGTATCAGACGCTACCAATCTTGCCAAACAGATTGTTAAAGACCTTGGAATTGACATCAAAGTTACGAGTGCTACAACACCTCTTGGGCGAAAGAACGTAAAGAAAGGTACAACTGTTCGAGCAAATCTTGCACCTGCAGGTGGGGAAATTTATATAACCCTGCCACTTAACGAAGGCAGACATCTCAAGATGTATATCGGTCTTGAACCGGTTGCAGAGCAAGACTCACGTAGACGAGGAGATAATCTAAAAACGGATAGAATAATGTACCGTGTTGAGTGGCCAGATGAAAAAGGATATGTTTCATTTGAACGCATAGGGCGTAATTGTTGGGCAGCCTCCAATGTCACCTATGATGAACTGCTTACGGCCATTCGCCGCGAGGCCCGCAATTACCTCCCCGAAGATGTGGTCAAACCTGCAACTCCTCTTACACCTCAACCGGGCGAGGATATGGTGCAAATGGCTGAACGTGTCGCCAAGTTAAAAGCCCCAAAGAAATCACGCATACCCGATGAACAGCCGATGAATGATTTATTCGGCGGTCTGTTTGACGAGGCCGAGCCTAAACAGGACTCCGCTCAGTTCGTCAAGGATATGGCCGATATGTTGGAGCGCGGAGAGTCGCCTTTCACCGTTACCCCGGAAGTAGAGGCCGAACTCGCAAAGCAGCGTGAGGCAGAGAATAATTCAACAACTCCAAAAAATAATTCACATGAGAAAACTGACGTACAAGCTCGCCCCGAAACAGCCGGGCGAGGGGGACAGCAACCGCGACCTAATGAACAGTTGGGAACGAGCGCAGAACATGAAGCTGAGCGAACTGACGGAGGAAGAATGGCTCAACGTGGTGGAGAGCATACTGTGTCTGACACCAAGCGAGGCACAGGAGTATCTGAACAGCATAAGAGCGAACGAGGCGTAGCACAGCCGAAGAATATTCGCAACAACCATGCCGAGCGTGGTGTAGACTATGCCCCGAAAGGTGAAAAGGCTCGTATTGATGCCAACCTTGCCGCCATTGAGGTAGCGAAGAAATTACTCGCGTCCGGCGAAACGGCCACTCCCAAAGAAATGGAAGTCCTGCGCCGTTATAGTGGTTGGGGTGGTCTTGGCTCTGCTTTCAATGAGGGAAGCACATGGTCGCCTAATCCTATCAACAAGCGACTCCGCGAAATACTTACTCCCGAAGAATACGAAGCTGCGGTCATGAGCCGCAACAGCGCCTACTACACTCCTGCGCCGGTCATTGATGCCATGTGGGATATTGCAAAGGCTCTCGGCTTCAAGGGCGGTAACATCGTAGAGGGTTCTGCCGGTATTGGTAACATCATCGGACTGATGCCTACCGAAATCAGCGAACGCAGTAACATTCATGCTGTGGAGATTGACAACACCACAGGCGGCATTCTTTCCTTGCTCTACCCAGACGCAAAGGTGGAGGTGCAGGGATTTGAGAAAACTCGCATCGCAAATGGCTCGGTAGACCTCGCAATTACCAATGTGCCTTTCGTCACCGGCCTTCATGTCATGGACGAAAGCGGCGACAGCGACCTCTCTAAGAAATTCCGCGATATTCATGACTTCTGTATTGCTAAGAACGTGCGCAAGCTCCGTGAGGGTGGTATCGGTATCTTCATCACATCGAGCGGCACACTCGACAAATCGCAGAAGCTACGCAACTGGCTCGTTGGCGACAAGGAGGGCTGTGCAGATGTTGTCGGTGTGTTCCGCATGAACAATCAAACATTCGGAGGCACAGCGGCCACTTCTGACATTATCGTTGTGCGTAAGCGTGTGAATGGCCGCAAGAGCGCAAATGCAATAGACATAAGCACGGTTACTCCTGCGAGAACCGCGTCTTTCGAGGACGATAGAGGCAAGACGAAAGACCTGCCGATGCTCATCAACCGATATTTCATTGAACATCCCGAATACATGGGCGGCGAAATGTTCTTTGGCTTTGAGCAGGGCGACACCTACCGACCTACTTCTATGGGACTGTTCCCGACACGAACAGCCGACCAACCGGCACGAATGGCCGCTTGGGTTCAGCACATTGCCGAAATGGATTGGAGTAAGGAGCAAGGCACCGCAGTCGCAGAACAGACCACTCACATCAACGAGGCTCTCGGTAAAGATGTCAAGGAGGGAAGCATGGTGACCGACAGCAACGGCAATCTCTGCGTTGCCCGAATGGGTAGTGCCGTGCCTCTGACGTTCAATAAGAACAAAATCAAGGGACGCACCAAAGAACAATGCTTTGCCGATTACACCGACCTTAAAAACGCTTTGGCCGATGTGCTGAAATATCAGACGGAGCATAACGATGATGCAGGACTGCAACCGCTTCTCGACCGCCTCAACAGCGCATACGACACCTTTGTAGCCCGATATGGCAACCTAAACAAGAACAACAATCTTGCATGGTTGCGCAATGATGTTGATTTTTCAAGCATTGTGGCTCTTGAAACCTACTCCGAAAAAGGCAGCAAGGACGGCACGAAGATTAAGACCTACGGCAAGACCGACATCTTCAGTCGCCGTGTTGTTGAAAAGGAAAGCGAACCCGCTCCGAAAAACGTCAAGGACGGTATCATTGCAAGCCTCTACAAGTATGGCCGCATCGACCCGGAATATCTCGCCTCACAGTTAGGCAAGTCACAGGCCGATGTCAAGCAGGAAATTATCGAGAGCGGATTAGGCTTCGAGAACCCGACAACCGGCCAAATGGAGGTGTCGTATGAATACCTTAGTGGCAACGTCCGTGAGAAGCTGCGCCAAGCAAGAGAAGCCAACGAAGCCGCCAACGGTGCATACGATGCCAACATCAAAGCATTGGAGGCCGTTGTGCCTATGAATATCCCTGCGCATCTTATCGAGTTTACTCTTGGCTCGTCATGGGTAGACCCGAAGCTCTATGAGCGTTTTGTCAAGGAGCGCACCGACTTAAACGTCCGTCTTACTAATGCCGGTGGTACATGGCACATGAGTGAACCGTATTGGACTGACGAGCCTAAGAATAAGGAAATGGGCATTCGTAGTGAAAGCCTCGGTATCCTTATCCCCGGCCACAAGCTCATTGAGGCGGCAATCACCAACAAGACAATCACCGTCAGCAAGACCACCAAGAATAGTGACGGCACCACTACAACCGAAACCGATGCTGCGGCCACAACCGCTTGCGCAACAAAGGTTGATGAGATACGACAGGACTTTAAGGATTGGGCGCGTGAACAGATGCAGAACGACCCGGAGTTGTCTATGCGCATGGAGGAAGTCTACAATGAGAAGTTCAACAACTCCGTGCCTAAGTCAATTCCCGATGAATTTGTGCCGGAGCATTTCGGCGGAGCCGCCACAATGGTAGGCGGTCGTCCGTTCCGTCTACGTCCGCACCAAGCAAAGGCCGTAATCCGCGCAACGACACAGCCTGTATTGTTGGCTCACGAGGTCGGCACCGGCAAGACATACACCCTCATTACAACAGCAATGGAGATGCGCCGCCTCGGTACTGCCCGCAAGCCTATGATTGTGGTGCAGAATGCCACCGTAGGCCAATTTGTAGCAAGTGCAAAGGCTCTCTATCCTAATGCCAAAGTGCTGACCCTTGAAGATGCAGACCGCAACGCAGAGGGTCGCAAGGCTTTCTATGCCAAAATCAAGTTCAATGATTGGGACATGATTGTCGTGCCTCAATCCGTATTCGAGCGTATTCCCGATAGCGTTGAGCGTCAGACGCAATTTATCCAAGACAAGATTGAGGAAAAATTGCTTGTGCTTGACCAGATGAAAGATGCAGACCCGGACGGAAGGAGCATGATTGTTCGTGCCGCCGAGCGTGAGATTGAGAAGCTGAAAGACGAAATCAGCCAACTTGCCAACGGTGGAGCCACCGACAAAAAGAAAGAAAAGGACGCTAAGAAAGCCGCAGTGACCCGACAGAATGCAGAAGTTAAAGCGAGGGAAATGCTCGACCGTGCTACTGATGATGTCGAGGACTTCGACAGCATGGGCATTGATGCTATCCTTGTCGATGAGGCTCACGAGTACAAGCACCTCGGCTTTGCCACCGCCATGCAGCGCGGTGTGAAAGGTGTAGACCCGTCTTTCAGTAAGAAGTCGCAGGGAGTGTTCCTCAAAACACAGTCCGTTCTTGAAAAGACCGGCGGCAAGAATGTTGTTTTTGCGACCGGCACACCTATCTCCAACACCGCCGCAGAGATATGGACGTTCATGCGCTATCTTATGCCGGCCGATGTGATGAAAGACTACGGCATTTATTACTTCGATGATTTTGTACGTAACTTTGGCAACCTGCAACAGATGTTGGAGTTTTCCACAAGCGGCAAGTATAAAGAGAACAATCGCTTTGCAGGATATGTAAACCTGCCCGAACTTGTGCGCATTTGGTCTACCGTGGCCGACACCGTGCTGACACGCGAGGCCGGAGGTGTAAGTGACAAGATACCTCAAATGGAGGGCGGCAAAGCACAAGACATCTTCCTGCCTCAGACACGCGCACTGCGCTCTATCATGAAGTTTGTCAAGGAGCAACTTGACGCTTACGATAATATGAGCGGCAAGGAGAAGAAAGAGAACAGTCATATTCCCCTTGTGATGTACGGTATTGCCAAAGCCGCCGCCGTTGATGCTCGACTCGTTCAGTCAGATGCGGAGGACGACCCCAACAGCAAGACCAATGAGGCCGTGCGTCAGACACTTCGCACCCTCGAAGAAGCCAAAGACTACAACGGCACCGTTGCTATCTTTGCCGACAACTACCAAAACAAGGTTTCCGGCTTTAATCTCTATGAGGATATTCGCAAGAAACTCATATCTGCAGGTGTGCCAGAGGAGCAGATTGTCGTGATGAAATCGGGGATGACTGTAAACAAAAAGCTCGAAATCTTCAGCAGAGTGAATGCCGGTGAGGTTCGTGTCATCATGGGCAGTACATTCACACTCGGTACAGGTGTGAACATTCAAGAGCGCCTCCATACGCTTATCCACCTTGATGCACCTAATCGACCTATGGACTACACTCAGCGAAATGGCCGTATTCTGCGACAGGGTAACCTGCACAATGAATGGGGCATTCCTGTTCGTGTGCTTCGTTTCGGTGTGGAGGACAGCCTTGACGTTACAGCCTATCAGCGTCTGAAAACCAAAGGTGCGATTGCCGACAGCATCATGAATGGCAAGCAGCTCATGGAGAACTCAATGGAAAACCGTGCATTGGAGGAGGACCAAGACCTGTTTGGCGACATCACCGCACAGCTCTCCGGCTCCGAGTATGCCATGCTGAAAAATCAGATTGAGAAAGAGGTTCGCAAACTGACTGCACAGCGCAAATCGTGGGAGGCCGACCAAACCTATATCTACAACCGCAAGCGTCAGATAGCCGGGCAGAACAAAGAGGCAGAGAAGCGCATCGCCGAAAACAAGTCTTATCTTGAAAAGGTTGAGGCCGCCACGGTTGGCGACATAACTGTTGACAAACTCTCTTATCCCTCAGTTGAGGCAATGGAGGACTTCTTTACCGAGCAGAACAAACGCAAGGCCGAACTGCAAGAGCAAGTCCGCAAATCGGGCTACTCCTCTCGTCCGGCAACGTCCGACATCACTATCTCCGTTGGAGGCTTCAATTTCCATGTTCACACCGAAATCAATAGGGAAACAAAGCAAGGTCAGCAGGGCGATTTGTTCTACTCCGCTCCTGCAAAAATGACCTACTCGTGTCCCGAACTCGGAATAGAAGCCATGCCGGTAAAGGGCAATGTCATTAAGAATGCTGTAACAGAAATCTTGAATGATGTTGTTAGCGGCGAGGACTTCCGTGGGCGCATTGAAGCTGCGGAGCGTTCAATCGAGCGCAACAACGCAGAACTGCAATCCATATCAGCGCGTGACGGTGTTCCATTCAAATTCACCGAGGAACTCGCCAAAGCTGAGGAAAAACTCAGTGAATACGAGGACTTGATGAAAGCGGAAATGGAGGCTAAGGAGGCCAAGTATGCAGAATTGGACAAAGAGGTAGAGGCCGCTTCTAACATCGAACTGACCGAAGAGGATAGCGAAGATGCCGCGAGTGAGCCTATTGCGTCATATTCAGAAGAAAATGCTAACTTTGCAAGCAGATATGAAACGCAAGACGGAAAAACAATCAACTACACCTCCGAAAATGCCGAAGGTTACGGCGGCTTATTCGACTTTGACTTCAGCGGAGAAAATGCAGGAGGCAATGAAGTCGGTATGCGGAGCGGAGCCAACGACCTACAACGGCAAGGTGATACCGGCCTCAACCGACATAATAGTCGATTAGACAAAGAAGCCGGTGAGTTCAGCCTTATAGAGCGAGTATTCAGAGAAAGCGGTTCTTTCAATTTCACAAGTGGAGAGAAGATTGAGAGCGCCGATGATGTTGCGTTTATATTCTCGGCTCTCGAAGATGCTGCAAAGGAACATTCGTTTGTCGTTCTCGTTAAGGACGGTAAACCTACGGTAGTTGAACTCGGCATGGGAACATTCACCGCCACAATGGTTGATATTCCTACCGCTTCACTCGCATACAACCGCATTCAGCCCGACCAAGTTTACTTCGTACATAATCATCCGAGCGGCAACCTCATGTGTTCGCCGCAGGACGTTCAGATGCTCAGAAAGATTGCCGATATATCAAAAGTACCGGTACATGGAGTAATCATCAATCTAAAGACAGGCAAATACGGAACATTCGATACTGACAACACTTCGGGTGTCGGTCAAAAGCGTGTACCCGAAAATGAAAGTCCGCTTGCAGTTCACACATTAGACAAGCAGATTTTTGCCCCGAACTATGACCCAATGGAACAGCCGTTGGTTCGCGGTTCGGAAGATGTTGCCAAATTCCTCAACTCGCAGCGCATGGGCGACCGAGCAAAGATGTCATTTATCATACTCTCACGAGCAGGGAGAATTGTCGGCAATATCCACACTCCATTCACCAAGTTACCTACTAAATCAGACGAAATTGCCCGATACATATCCGAGCGTGTCATTCAGTTCGGTGGAGAGTCTGCAATACTTTACGGCGACTTCACACACGAAGGCTCCAAGATGGTTGCATACCGCAACTTGAAAGACAATCTCAACAAGGTTGGTGGTACGACCCTGCTTGACGTGGTAAACGTTGAGGGTAACAACACAAGGAGCGCCAATGATGACGGCCTGTTGTATGAGCTGGGCAGCGAGTATGGAGCATCAACCGAAGCCAAAAGCAGCCATGCTGAAAGAATGTCGAAGAAATTCAACACTCCCATTCGCATTGTGACTGATACTAAAGAGCTGACAAACGACAATTCCGAGCGACAGGCGCGTATGCGCAGGAGCAAGGGTTTCTACGACCCTGCAACCGGCGAGGTTGTAATTGTCCTCCCCAATAATGCGAATGTCGAGGACGTTGCAGAAACGGTGTTCCATGAGGTTGTAGCACACAAAGGTCTGCGAGAAATGATTGGAGAAGAAAACTACGATGCTTTCTGCGATGAAATCTACAATCACCTCAAAGACGATTTGAAACAGCAGGTCGAGGAGGACGCTACTCGCCGCTTTGTGAACGAGCCGGGCAAAGAGTATGAACACCACCGCCGTGTGGCCGTTGATGAGATGTTCGGTCGTATGAGCGAGAAAGGTTTTGAGGACTTCACCAAAGCCGAACGCGGCATTTGGGTGAAGCTCAAAGCCAAAGTCTTAGAGGCTATCAATAAATTCCTCGGCTCGTTGAAGCTCCCGAAGTGGGTAAAACTCGGTGACAACGAACTCCGCTATATGCTGTGGCGAAGCCATGAGAAGCTGCGTACCAAAGGCGACTATGTGGACATGGCTCGTGATGCGGCCAAGCGTGATGAACTCGGATTGTCGAGCGATGCACGTTTCCGCGATGGAGAAACAAGCGACATTTGGAAAGACCAAAGCATAGGATTGGAGGAGCGCATAACCAATGCGGCCATACGTCTTAGCAACAATCAGAGTGCAGACCTCACCCTGCGCAACGATGCAATGAGGGCTGTAACCAACAATCTGCAAAGTCTGTTACACTCCATGCGTAACCGCAGAGGCACAGCACAAAGTTTTGTCGGTGCCGACCGCAAGGTTGAGGCCGGTGTCGTTGATGCAATGAACGCACAAGCGATGTTTGACAGAAGCACCGTAAAACGTGTTTCCGACCTCGCACGTATCCTTATGCAAAACGGCTATCTTTCCGGCATGACCTCCGGCGAAATGCAAAGATTGTTGTCGGCAGTCAAAAATGCCACAGCCATGCACGATATTGCAGACAGCGTACAGAAGATTATGGACATCATGGTCGATAATCAACTACGCAACGGAGAGGCTTCGCTTCGCCAACTCCTTGCTATCCGTGGAAGTAAGGTCGATGCAAGAGGTGTCGAGGTACAGGGCGCTCTTGATGTAGACGGCCAACACACAATGGAGGTTGTAAAAAAAGCAATCTCACTCACAGAGGACGACATCACCGACCGCATAGCCGAGGCTCTGAACAGAATGAGTGACCCCGACCAAACCATTGCCGACCAAGCCGCCATTGAATATGCCGGCCTCAACATGGCACTTGACTACGTTCAGAACATTGCTAACAGCAAGGCAGAGGAGAAAGCCCTGCGCGATAGCCTTAAAATCGCTAAAGAAGATAGGGACGCCGGGCGCATGACTGATGATGCTTACAAGCAGTTCATTGAAACTACCGAGGACGCTATTCGCAAGAATAAGATTGAGCGTACTGAGGCATACTTCAACCTTGTAGGCCGCTTGTCAGACTCCCTGCGCGGCAGTATTGAGAATGCAAAAGCATTCCGCGAGGCAGAGAAAGCTCGTATCAGCGAGATACACCACAATGCAAACTCCGACATGGAGGGCAGACCAACAAACGAACACCATAAGGACGATTGGCAAGACAAGTTTGTCAATAATGGTTTTGTGCAATTCTTGTTTGCACCTCTCGGCACTTTCGACCAAATCATGCGAGTATTTGGCAACAAGAGCGCCAACGGAGAGGGGTATCTGTGGAACCGCTTCATGCGCGGTTGGGTTGATTGTCGTAACAAAGAGTTGCGTGGTATCAAAGATAAGTTTGCACAGCTTGACGAGAAAGCCGCAGAACTGTTCGGCAAGAGCAAGACGTGGGGCGACATCATCAGAATGGAGCGTAAACTTCCCAAAGCCTCTGTTTCATTTTGGGACGGCGGCGAAATGCGCGACCACGAACTGACACAGGGCAACCTCCTCTACATCTACATGGTTGATAAAATGACCGATGGACGTATGAAGCTGCGCCGCATGGGTATCACCGAGCAAAATGTGGCAGATATAGAGAACTTCCTCGACCCACGTTTCAAGGCTCTTGGCGATTGGTTGCAAGACGATTTCCTTGTTGCCACTCGTAACGAGTACAACGAAACGCACAAGCGTATGTTCGGTGCATCTATGGCCGCTATTGAGAACTATTTCCCCTTGAAGATTTTGGCAAATGCCCGAGTTGATAAGGAGGAAGATGTTAATCAGCAGAACCGCCCGGACGGTATCACAACAAAGACTGGCAGTATCATCAAGCGCCGTGTGAACAATCTCGCCCTCGACATTACAGGCGCAGACGCATTGAGCGTAATCCTCGACCATATCACCCAAATGGAACATTGGAGTGCATACGCTGAATGGAACCGCGACCTTAACACCCTGCGCACATACAAGCGTTTCCGTAACCAAGTAATCAACATGACAACGGTCTACGGTGGTGGCCGCAGGTTATGGGAGAATTTCAACGACCTGTGTCTTATGGCTGCAGGTGAGTATCGTCCGCCCATTGCCAATCTCGACAAGAGCGCGGTCAATCTTGCGAAAGGAGTAACAGCCGCAAAGGTTAGCTTCCGAATGTTCACAGCGTTGAAGCAGTTACTTTCCGCACCTTCATACGCGCCGGAGGTAAGCACACGCGCCATACTCAAGAGTATCGTAAATCCTTACGGAGATTTCAAATGGTGCATGGAAAACCTGCCTATCTTCCGTGAGCGTTGGCACTCGCGCATCAGTGGCGACCCCCGACTCCTCAAATCTGATATGGATTGGAAGATGTGGCGCAGCCGTGTAATGGAACTGTCCTCACGCATCGGTATGACCCCTAACGCATTTGTCGATGCCGTTACCGTCAGCATAGGTGCAAAGGCCATGTATGAAACTCGATTGAAGCAGTACATCAAAGAGGGATACCCGACTGATGCCGCCGAGAAACGAGCCATGCAGGACGCAGCTATCCTGTTCAATCAGACACAGCAGTCCTCTGAGTCGCCTTTCCTTTCAACTATGCAGGTAGACCGTTCATGGTTGAGCGTACTCTTTACCGTATTCCGCAACTCTGCCATGTCGTACACTCGCCAAGAGTTTGATGCTGTTCGTAATCTGAAACGCAATCTCACTCCCGGCCAACGTGCCAAGAGCATTGAGTTTATGACAAAGCAGATACTTCGTGATTGGAATGTAGACCCGGAGAGTGCCACCGATGTAGAACGTGACAAGGCAGAGGGCGCAGCTAAAAAGCGTTTCCGCAAACAAATCAAGAAAGACGTTATCCGCCTTGCGACATTCGGCTTCATTCTTGAAATGGCATGGAACCTCGGCTCCTATCTCCCTTATATCATCTTCGGCGATGATGAGGACGAAAAGGATAAGATGTGGGACGATGCGATAACTCATGCTTACTTCGGTAGCGTTGAGGGTCTGTCCGGCGGTGATGTGTTGAGCAGCTTCGGTAATATGTGGGCAAACGGAGAATGGAATAGAAACCAACTCAGCAAGGATATGCCTTTGGCAAGCGACATCAACTCTATTGCCAATAAGTTTATCGGAGGCAAGAACGCAGAGGGCATCAACGACATCATAAATCTTCTCGTGCAAATGGGTGTCGGCATGAACCCGCAGAGCATTACTGATGCGGCCATAGCCATTACCGATGCTTGCGGAGACGACCCGGCATTGAGCCACGAGGCTGCTATCTTTGTGATGAGAGTGCTGCAAGTACCACAGAGCCAACTCGACAAACTCTACTTTGATGAGATAGGTCTGAACGGCGAGGAGGCAAGCAAACTGACACCGCAACAGTTGGCGGCGCGCTATGCCGAATACAAGGTGAAGCGTGGCACCCCTCTTGCTCCATGGTCTTGGGGCGATGAGGAACGTCTCGGCAAATACGAAGAGTTGGCCAAGGACAGAATGACCGAGCGATTGGAGAGCCGTGGCGATGCCGCAGTAAAGGAAGCCTACGCCGACTTTGAGGCTCGATATAAGGCAGTGAACGAGAAGGCAGAAAAGGCAAGGGCTATGATTAAGACCGATTATGCCGCCGCAGCACAAGCACACGCGGCATTACAACAAGACCCCGACTTTACACTTTATCAGAGGTTCGGCAGTCTTGACAAGCAACTCGGACGTATCTCAAAAATGTGGCTCACATCAAAGACCCCGGAAGAAGCTGCCCTCATTGCATCTACAATCCCAGCGTACCGTGCCGGCATGGTGAAAGTCCTGCAAGCCGAAACTGTGGAAAACCAACAATCGGCCATGTCAGAACTGACAACCTTGATGAACGAGTTTTACTCGAAATATCAAGCCATGCAGCCACAATCTCAGCAACTCAACAGATAAAGTTGGTAATGTGTCGGTGGTGAGTAACTTTGCCACCGACACAAATTTATACTCTCGATATGGCTATCAAATTAAATAGACTAAGTAAAGTCAAACCTGCGAGTGTTGAAGATATGGATAGTATCGCAAGGGCACAGGCGCAGGGCGATGATATGCGCAGGGCTACTGATGTTCTGTTGCAAGCACAAACCCTATATCAAAATATGCATCGCTTTCGCCGTGAACGAGAGCGGAATAAGCGATATAACTACGGCGACCAATGGAGCGACATAGTGTGTGTGAACGGAGTGAAGATGACCGAGGAGCAGTACATTATGAAGCAGGGCAACATACCGCTGAAGAATAACCTCATACGCCGACTTGTGCGTAATGTTATCGGTGTGTATCGAAGTCAAGCGACAGAGCCGACCTGTTATGCGCGTGACCGTGACGAACAGAAATTAGCTGAAACGATGTCCACGGTATTACAATATAATATGCAGCTCAACCGCATGACCGAGTTGTATGCGCGAACTATGGAGGAGTTTTTAATCTCCGGTATGATTGTTCACCGCAAATGGTTCGGTCGCATGAATGACAAAGAAGATTGTTGGACGGAATATGTTCAGCCCAACAACTTTTTCATCGACAACAATATGCGCGATTTCCGCACATGGGATTGTTCCTGCGTAGGAGAAATACATGATGTCAGCTTCGAGGATGTGTGTCATGAGTTCGCCAAATCCCCCACCGATTATGCGAAACTCGCACAGATATACCGTTCTGCAAGAGAAAAGATTGTTCTGACACAAGCGTGGGAACAGTTCGGTTACTCTCAGTCCCCGGAAATGGATTTTCTTGTGCCGCGTGATGAAAGCCGGTGCCGTGTGATTGAGGTATGGCGCAAAGAAACAAAACCTCGCTATTGGTGTCATGACTATAACAACGGCGATATATTCAAGATTGAGCTTGAAGATTATAAAGAAATGGTAGTGGAAGTAAACACACAGCGCATCATGCAGGGGTTGGCAGCAGGTATGCCGCAGGAAGATATTCCACTAATCCGTGCCGAGTGGTTTATGGACTCTTTTTGGTATTATTACTACCTCACACCATTTGGCGATATTCTGAAAGAGGGAGAAACACCATACGACCACAAGAGCCACCCATACGTTTTCAAGGCATATCCTTTCATTGACGGCGAGATACATTCGTTTGTCAGTGATGTAATCGACCAACAGCGATACACCAACCGCCTCATAACCCTCTACGATTGGATTATGAGAGCATCGGCCAAAGGTGTGTTGATGATACCGAGCGACTGTATTCCAAAAGGAATGTCGCCGGAGGACTTTGCAGATATGTGGAGCCGCCACGATGGTGTTATTGTCTACACTCCGTCAAAGAACCACCGTGACCTGCCTCAACAGGTTCAAGCCAACTCTACCAATATCGGCATTAACGAATTGCTCAACTTACAACTCAAATTCTTTGAGGACATATCGGGTGTGAATGGAGCATTGCAAGGCAAACCCGGATATGCAGGAATGTCTGCGGCGCTCTACAATCAGCAGACACAGAATGCAACCACATCGTTGCTTGACCTGCTCGACACGTTCAGCGAGTTTGTGCGCGATGCCGCATACAAAGATGTAAAGAATATGCAGCAGTTCTACGACCAAAAGAGAGTATTCAACATTGCCGGTCGCGTAGGCACTCAGATTGAGTATGACCCCCGAAAAATCCGCGATGTTGAGTTTGACCTTTCAATCGTGCCGAGTACCGCGACACCTGCTTATCGCGCTATGGCAAACGACTTCCTTATGCAGTTGTGGCAACAGCAAGCAATCTCGTTGGAGCAACTTCTACAAGCCGGAAATTTCCCATTCGCAGACGAGTTGTTGCAGTCTATCCAATCGCAGAAAGAGCAGTTGGAAGCCGGACAGGTGCCGGAGGGTGTATCACCTCAACTTATAGCACAGGCACAGCAGGGCGCAAATATGAATGCCGTAAACCAACTGCAAGGTGCCATGCGCGGAGGTCGGCCACAAGCGCAAACCGCATAGGTTAGAATGAAGCCGCCGATACAACTTTAGGAACATATTTCAGATTGTTGCTGCCGCGAGTTACGACTTGCGGCAGTTCCATTTCATAGAAACAGATGTGCAGGCCTATTGCTCGTGTCATAAGCAAGTCGTCATGAGTACCGGCCTTTGCTCCGAAAGAACCGTTAGGCTTCTTCTCATAGTTCAAAAACTCGTCAATACAACGCTTGTCACGCTCAATATAAAGACCCTCACGTATAACCTTTACAAGCGTTGAGATAATCATCGGCTTAGTGGCAACATTAGTGTGGAAGCCATAACGAACAGGCAAGCCTTGAACAATCGCGTCCTCTGATTGCTTGCGAGCATACAGGTTTGGATAGATGTCTTTTATCTGATTGAGTATAGCCGTGGATTGGTCGCCGTCCACGTTGCGCTCCTTATCGTGTGTTTCGAGCGTATTACTTTCAATGACGAGCAGGGAGTTGTCGTAGAACGCAGCTATCTGAGCAGCTTTCCATGCCAACAAGTCCATATCAATGTGGCCGTACCATTGAGCGACAACAGACGGTTTGCCACCGTCCATCATCAACAGACGGTCGAATACCACAATCACAGACCAGTCGGCCTTATTGGAGCGACCGCCAACGTCCACGACAGTAAGGTAGCGGTTTGTCACCTCCTCCGGGTCATTAGGATTAACAGGGTCGGGCAAATTCCAAACCCACAACATACCCTGTGCATCGGCCTTGAACCGCAAATCGCGCAGAGCGTCCTCGCCCTCATCGCCGTGCGCATATATGTCGCCCACATAGCGAGGAGGCTTCTTTGTAGTCGGCCGCAGAGCCTCCACACAATACTTGTCGAATACAGCAGAGCCGGAGTTTACAAATGCCTCTATATCATCAGACGGATATTCGGAAGCCATTGAACCGTGGTCGTGATACTTTGCTCGTTCCTCAACATACCAATGAATGCCCTCCAATGTAGCACCAATCTCCCACAACCACCAAAGATACTTGCCACACTCCTCGCGGTCTGAGGGCGCAGAGCCGTTCAGCCTATTGTCGTACAACCATGTAGCAAACTTATATAACTCCTCCTTATTCTCAAATGGAAGTTGGTACAGCTCGATGTCAAACCACGAAATAAACAGAGGCTCAAACTGAGATTTAATTTCCGGGTCTTTGGCTGCAACATACTCGTTATGGAAGAAATTACCTACACCGTTGGCCGTGCTTTCATATACAATCATCGTATAAGGTCGATACAGGACACCCGAACAGGCAGAGCGCACAATATCCTCCGGCTTTTTGCCGTCAGTCGCTTTCCACAAACCGACCTCAGAAAGATGCACAAGAGCATAGTCACCACCACGACATGAGTCCGGCGACTCGGCAGAGCCTATTGAAATTGTTGCGTTACGTTGTGGCACAAGCTGAGTAAGGCCGGAGCGACCTACACCGACAAGTTTTTCCTCGTTCTCGGAGTATGTATCTCCTGCCTCATGGAGCATCGACACAGGGTAAGCCTCAATCATCTTCTTGAACATACCCTTGATTGTTTCAGAACCTTTGTTATAGTTGGATATGATTAGAGAGTTGAGGCCGGTGCGATGAATGAGTTGCAACCATGCCATATAAAGCTGTGATGTTGTAGAGCCTCCCCATTGTCGTGCTTTGAGCAGAATTATTCGTATTGGCTTTTCTGCAAGCCTCATACGTTCAAGCATCTCAACGAACCTACGTTGAGGGTATGACAAACGGAAAAGACAGTCGGGCTGACCGACCTCCTTGTTTTTGATGTAGACGAAAGTCGCAGCCCAAAACGGAAAATCATGCAACGAGCGAAGCCGGACAAAACTAATGATAACAGCCTCCCTGTCCTCTTGTGTCGGCTCCTCAACTCCCATATCATTTCGCAGGAAATCGTCAATGCCATTGTTCTTTATCAGTGCCTTGACAAGTGGATTTCCCACCATTGAAGCAGGTAGCCATTGCGACTGCATCGGAAAGTCCTGTATATGCACAAAGACACGCTCACCGACAGAACCCTCGCCGGTGATAGGATTGAACCGCGAAAACATTTCATCGCGGCGCTCGTCGTTTTCTGCGACTATGTTAGAAACTGTAATTCCCTTTTCCATTGTCGTACCAGCCATTGCGGATTTTGAATAACCTTTCAAGTGCTGATGAAACTTCCATATAGAATTTGGGCGCAGGAGAATTGACAACCTTAAAGACTAATTGACACAGGTGCCAATCGGGGTGCTGTTCTTTTAGAGCTACCACCCTGCGGTGTATTTCCTCAAACATTTCACGCTTTGTCGGGCGCATTGTTTCCAACACCGGCTTTCCTCGCATAATAGCTGACACCACCGCCGCCGCACGTTCTTCCGATACCCAAAACCGAGGAGAAGGAGAATTAACAATCTTCTCGCCGATTTCGTTCAACCGAACAAAACTCGCTGCATCTACCTGCTCTCGATATGCCTTTAGCAACGCTGCATTGCGTTCGCGAGTAAAGGCCAAAACACTTCCGAAAGACTTCATTGCGCTGCACTTTAAGGTATTAAACTCAATACAAAGATACAACATAGCAACTCAAAAGATAACGATACCGACCCATTTAACACCCTTAACTTTGCCATAGATTAAACACCCATGTAACATCAATTTGAAACTATGGCTGAGGAAAAGCAAGTTAAGAGCAGACGTGACCAATTTGGCGAACGACTGAAAAAGAAATACCCCGACAGAGAGTATGCCGATGATGAAGCCTTATTCGGCCAAATCAGTGACGATTATGACGAATATGACAACAAGTTATCGGGCTACGAGGAGCGCGAACGCAAGCTGACTGATATGCTTGCGAATGACCCCCACAGCGCTCAGTTCATTACAGACATGGCGCAGGGCAAAGACCCGTGGACATCACTCATTAACCGTATCGGCATTGACGGTGTAAAGGAAATGCTCGATGACCCTGCAAAGATGGACGAGTATTCTGCAAGCAACAAAGAATACATCAACCGCATGGCCAAGCAGAAAGGACTTGAAGAGGAGTGGGAAAAGAATATGAAAGCCACCCTTGCTATGCTTGAGCAGAAACAGCAGGAACTCGGTCTTACCGATGAGCAGATAGACGCTGCCGCCGATTGGATTAAGGAGGTTACGAATGACGCTGTAATCGGTATCATCAAACCCGAAACAATCGACATGGCTCTCAAAGCTATCAATCACGATGCAGACATCGCCGCCGCAAGTGAGGAGGGCGAAATCAGAGGCAAGAATGCCAAAGCTGAGGCAAAGCTTCGCAAGCCTAAGCGCGGTGACGGCACTCCGACTTTGGGCGGAGCCAACAATGCACCTGCGCCCTCTCGTGATAAAGGTTCAATCTTTGACATTGCAGACGGAGCGCGATAATGGGTGAACATATCAAATTTGTCGAAAAGCCTCTGCAACCCACCAAAGGTAGTGCAGGACTGAAAACGCAGCTTCCGGGATGCGCGACAACCGTCAGCAATCTTGCATCAGCAACAGGCGGCATCAAGCCGGGTAACATAGTATCAACCGATAAATAGACAATTTACATTTAATTTTATAACGCTATGGCAGAAATCGAAAACGTAACTGTAGGTTCGAGAGCGGCAGTTCTCACCTCTCCCGGCACAGCCGGGGTGCAGTCCCAAGCACCGGGTCAAGCCACTACCGTCAGCACTGTAGCGGGCGCAACAGGCGGCATAGCACCAGGCAATCTCGTAGAAACAGACATTGACGACCAACTGTTCCGCTTCCAAAGCGAGGACACGGCACTCATGTCGCTTATGCTCAAAGCAAAGAAAGTCAAGGTCAACAGCCCCGAAGTTGAACACTTCATGATTGACGAGCAGCGCAGCTCCCTCACAACGGACACCGCAGTCGCAGCAAGTTCAAAGGCTCAGTTCGTACTTCCCCTTGCGGCAAGCGACCAAAACATTCCGCGCGACTATCACACACTTCTCGTCCCCGATGTGGACGGCTATGCTCCCGATGGCAAGACCGTTACCCCCGGCAAGAGCCTCATGCTCTTTGTTACAGGCCGTGACACAACCACCGACAACCCCGTAGTTCGTGCAGTCAATGGTCCGAAAACAAACGAGACCGATGCTTTCTGCACAACTCCTGCTATTCCTGCCGGTTCAAAGGTGAAACTTCTCGCCAATGCGATGTATGAAACGCAGAAAGAAGTAGACCCCGACCTCATCGTGCCTCGCCCCTCTATTGTATATCTTCAGAAGCGTGGCATGAACCAAGTTGTTTCCGACTACTTCGAAGCACAGAAGAAGCACATTCCGTTCACGCAGAGCCTCATCGCAGAACAGGCAATCCTCAATTTCAAGCGTGCCGGCAATCGCACCCTGTGGACGGGTATCAAAGGCAAGCTCCCTGTCAAGGTGCCCAAGCTCGGCGAACAGATGGTTTACTTCACCGAGGGTATCCGTTGGCAGTTCAAGCGCGAACTGCAGCACGCAGGTTCATGGACTTACGAGAAGCTCATTGCCCTTGCCAAGATGTATTTCACCGGCGAAGATGTTCCCAAGACCGCCCTGCTCCTTGCAGGTAAGAACCTCCTTGAAGAATTGCAGTGCATCGACTTCAGCAAGCACAAGGAAATTCAGATTGTCACCAAGACGAACCCTATCGGTTGGACTGTCACAAGCATTCACACCGTGTTCGGCGACATCGACATCAAGCGTGAGCCTACTCTTGACACTCTCGGCTATTCCAACTCCGGCGCCCTCATAGGCGAAGACCGCCTCGTCCACTACATCTACTCGCAGCAGCACGAGTTCAACGACCGTGTGGAGGGCGAAGAAGCTACTCGCAAGGGTATCGTTGTGTGGGACGGCCTCGCACTCAAAGGTGCTTGTCACATTTGGATTGACGGTGAGGGCGAAAAGGCAAATGCCGGTGCTACCACCTACACCATTTGGGAGAGCGAAGAAGCTCCTGCCGGTGCCGACCTCGTTGAAGGCCGCGTATATCTGCTCACACAGGACTGCCCCGGCATCAATGCCGCCGCACAGAACGGTCAGATGTGGCAGTACAAGGGTGAAACAGGCGGTTGGGTAGAGTTCACAGGTGAAATCATCGCAGACTAACCCGTATCATCAAATTAAACAGGAAAAGTGGCGGAGGGCGGCCAACGCCTTACCGCCACTTTTTTCATTCAACAAATCTCAAACCCCATATAAGACAATGGAAAAAATCACTTATGGCGCACCCCGACTTGTTGATTGGGTCGCACAGATTAAAGCCGGAGCCGCTACTGTAAGGGTACATTTCACCGGCGGAGCGCTTACTTCGTATGGTGTTACTCCTGCCGAGTACACCACGGCCAATCCTTTCATTCAGAAAGTGATTGAGCAAAGCACCTATTTCAAGGAAGGTCGCATCATTCTTTTGCGCAGAACCGCATTGCCCGATGTTGCGAAGCCAACAAAAGCCGCAAAGCCGAAGCCCAAAGCACCGGCACCTAAACCCCAAACAGTCGCTCCGACTCCCGAAGCTCCTGCGCCTGCACCTGCCGAGGTTGAGGCCAAAGTCGAGGAGGCCAAAAGCCTTGCACCGGCTCCTGTCCCCGAAGCAGAACAATCCGCCGAGGAAGCAACAGCGTCAGCCGAAGAAGTCGCAAACGATGAGGCGGCAGACGGCCTCACAATCGTTGAAGCAAGCTGCCTCCAAGACGCACAGGCATACCTGCAAGAGCAATTCAACATTTCTTCCTACAAAGTCCGCTCCTACGATGCCGCGCAGAAAGCCGCATCAGAGCATGGTGTTAAGTTCGTTGGCGCAGCAAAGTTCGACACCCTTAACGGCGGCGAAAGCACCGAGAGCGAAAGCGTAGAAGAATAAACTACATGACGCTATGGTATATAACATTCACGATGTAATGCGCGATGTGCGCGTATGCCTCGACCAAAATATGACGAGTGAGCAGTTGTTGCAGACTGACGACATATACACTCTTGCGCTTGACGATATTGTGAGAAGCAAGATTTTGGAAGCTGTTGTTAGAGTGCATACAAACGCACCGACATACCTTTTGGAACAGGGTCACAATTTCGGCGATGCCATATATTGGGGCGACCTCGAAAGCGGTTGGGTTCTGTTGCCGCATGACTTCATGCGCCTTATCGTCTTTGAAATGAGCGATTGGGAGAAAGCTGTATTCACGGCAATAAGCACCACAGACCCCGAATATGCATTACAACGTCAGCGCATAAAAGCACTGCGAGGCACAGCACAAAAGCCGGTCTGCGTAATCACGATACGACCCGAAGGCCGCGCGTTGGAGTTCTACTCCTGCAAAAGCGAAAGAGCGTATGTGCGCCGAGCGCAGTATCTCCCTTATCCGAAAATAGACCGCGATGAGGGTATAGACATCTGTGAACGCTGTTACACAGCCGTGGTTTATGCTGCCGCGTCATTAGTATTACTCACATTAGGCGAGTCCGAGAAATCATCGGCGCTCTCCGAAATTTCTAAAACAGCACTACAATGAGTTCAATTCCAACAAAACAAATAGACGGTGATGTTGCGGTTGGGCGCAATGTATCGGCCGGAGGCGATGCCAACATTCAGGGCAATGCCCGTATAGGCCACGACCTAATAGTTGAGGGTTGGCTTGAAGCAAAGAACATCAAGGGTGTGAACAAAGGATTGTTTGCGTCCATTGCTGCCCTGCGCGAAGCTTACCCGCAACCGCATGACGGTTGGTTTGCCGGTGTTTCCGCATCGGACAAAGACATTGCAGACCTCGAACTGACCGTTCAGCAGGGCAAGGCTCTGTTCAGAATGTATGTCGGCAGTGGTGGTGATTGGGTGTGTGAGCCTATCAACAAACTTTATGAGATTGTTGTGGACAATGAACAGGTTGATAATCTCCGAGAGGATTTGTCTACTTTGCGCGGTCAGCACGAAAGTCTTGAAAAGCGAGTTGATGCACACGACACTGAAATCAGCGGTATAAAGACACAGCAGACAACACTCGGCAATGGTATAAACACCAACACAGGCAATATCGCGACACTAAAAGGTCGTGTTGATGTACATGACTCCTCCATATCCAAGAACGCAGCCGCAATCAAATCCATTACTGACAGCAAAGGTCTACCAGGAGGCATAGCCCCCATTGGCGACAATGGCCTCATTCCAACTCGCTTCATACCTGGTGCGATGGATGATGTCAAAGAATTTGACGGTTTTGTGACTATTGTTGCGACACCCGAAGCTCAGTCAATTACGGGAGAGGTAGATGTGATGTTTAACAGCGTTACAGGCTGCTTTATAGCAAAACCTCACAGATTAGACATTACAGTCAATTATTACAACAATTGGTATAATGCAGACTCTTTCGGCGAAATTTCGTTAAACGGCAGGATACCTGCAAGCGACAAGTTGTATGTAGACAAGACCAACAACAAGTCATATCGTTGGAGCGGTAGCAAAATGGTAGTTACCGGAACTGACCTTGCTCTTGGTGAAACCTCCTCAACGGCTTATCCCGGGGATAAAGGCAAACTAAACGCGGGAAATATCGAGCGGCTGAAAAAGGCATTTTCAATTACCACATTTGTCAATATCAACGAGCTGTTTGAAACAACCGGCAGTATGACATTCTCCGATGTCGCAACATACCTTGATAACGTTACAGAAGTAATTAAACCCGGTAGCGTTGTTACATATCTTGATAGTGAAGTCGGTTGGAAAGCTATGCAATTTGTGGGCAATGACCCAGACAACGGCATTGGCGCGGATGATAATTGGAAAGCCTTCGGCAACGGTTCGTCTATTGGCAATTGCTACAACGTAACAGCCGCCCGACTTGCCAACGGCGATGAGCTACCCTCCAATCCTCCGACATACGACACCAAGCAGAGTGCAATCGAATATGCCATTGCGAAAGGTGCTGTAAGTATTGGTGTGCAAATAACCTTTGCCGCAAGTGCCAAAGGTTGGCGCACATTCCAATACATCGGCCTCAGCGATGATGCAGACAGTTATGCCAATCTTGACAATTGGCTTGATGTAGCCGGACAGAGTGCAGGAGAAGAAACAATTCTCAACATCAATGAACTCTGCAAGGAGCAGACCGGCAGTAGCGAGTATTCTCTACTGAGCGCCGTCGCCGCCTTGCGTAAGCTGTGTGATAGCAAAGGTATCGACTACTTCAAGGACGGCCTTGTAATCACATATTGCATCAATGCAGGTGAACACGTTTGGGAAGCCAAGCAACTTCTTGACAAAGCGAGTGCTGACAATGCCGAGGCATGGAAAGACTTCGGCGGTGGCGGCACCGACCTCGTTGCCAACGATGTGCCGACCGATGGAGGCACGGACGCTTTCAGTACCGGCGGCGCATACGAGCGTATAATCGTAGACTTCGAGGAAAGTTTCAGCGAGGACGGCAATTCCAAGACCTATCAGCCGGTCAATGCCAAACGCAAGCCAATCGGTAGTCCTCTTACAGTTCCTCTCGGCGGTGGAGGTGGAAGCACCGATGCAACCTCATTCGCTGTCAGATTTGAGAGTCAGACAATCTATGGAGCCGCCGGAGGCAAGATTGTAGGCCGTTTCGCTGCCCGAAGCGTAACGCGCATGGGCGAGGAGGAAGTTGTCAATAACATCACCGAAATTTCTGTGAGCGATGCCAACACAGGTGTATTGCTTAAAACAGAAATCCTCACCAACGAACGTAGTTCGGCCACTCTCCAAGATTTTAAGTTCTCGGTTGATTTTACTGATTGGTTTGACGGAGCCGGACAGCGCAGCTTTGTTGTGGCTGTAAAAGACCAAGAGGGCAATGTGCGCCGCGTAGACGTTAGTGCGAACTGCGTAGACGTGACTGTTGAAATCTCCAAAGCCCTGCATGAGTGTCGTGTGTCGGCAGGTGCAGGTATGACAACTCTTAACAGCTTCTACATATTCCCTCGCAATACACTCGGTGGAACAGGTGGTGGTATTGACGCTATCATTGAAATCCTTTGGGATGGAGAATGGCGCGAACTTGGCCGTGCGAACATTCAGAAAACATTCTCGCAGGACATCAGCATCAATCCGAGCAATGTTCTTGGCGGTGGTGAGAAAATGCAACATGGCTCTTACCTGCTCCGTATTCATGGCTACGCACCTCAAGCAAAAGTAACCGGCAACTACGTCTACACGTCTATCATGTGTGTGGATAGCTCAAAGACAACCGAGCCGATTGTTTCTATCCACTACGATGCAAAGACCTTTGACGATGAATTGAACAGTACTGTTGCGCTCTATGACACCGCAAATCTACAAGTGGCCGCATACACAGCGGCAAGTGTAAGCGGAAACACGCAGGTGTCAGTAAAGGCCAACGGTGAAACAATTCAGACGTTCAATGCCGCTTCGTCCTCGACCTATTCCGTTAAGTATCAGATACAGGGATATACCAACGGCGATAACATCGAGTTTATTGCTGAAGGCAGATGGACTGAGGCCAACGGCAAAGTTCACACAGGCAATAGCCATCCGATAGTTGTCACGGTAGACGGAAGCGCAATTGATGTGCAGATTAAGAGCGGAGCCGCATTCGGCTATGACTTTGCCCTGCGCACAAATGCGGACGTGGACAAGACGATTACCGACAAGGGTGTGACAATGGCCGTCACCGGCGCAAATTGGCGCACAAATGGCTTCGTTTCCTATCTCGGTCAAAACGCTTTCCGTATCGCGGAGAACATGAGGGCTACAATCCCTTACTATCTCTACTCCAAGCAGACCAACGAAAGCGCGGGTAATGCAATCCAATTCTCCTTTGCTACTGACAACATCAAGGACAAGGACGCATTGCTCATGCACTCCTATGACCCTGCCACCGGCACCGGCTTCTATGTGAAAGGCAACGTGGCCGGCATATACTGCGCCAAAGGTGTGAAGCATCAGCGGCAAGAGCGCAAGTTCCGCAGTAAGGAGAAAATCACAATGGCCGTGGTCGTTGAACCTGCAAGCAGGGCAATCCAACGAGGAAACGAAAAGTATTCCACAATCAAGATGTATCTCAATGGTGAGGAGGTCGCTTGTTTGGGTTATATCCCCGGACAAAATGCAATCTCTCAGAATACCCCCATCATGCTTGACGGTAGAGAGGGTGACTTCTATCTCTACTACGTCATGGCATACGAGAGCTACTATGAGTGGTCGCAAGCATTCAATAACTACCTTGCCAAACTGACCGATGTAAATGCGATGATAGCCGAGTTTGAGAGCGAAGATGTTCTTGACACAATCAACCGTCCGAGCCTCGACAAACTAAAAGCTAAGGGTATGCCGTACTATGTTGTAGTTGCGCCGCAGAAAGTGTTTGATGAGTTTGACGGAGATACCAACACCTCCACAAAATTCACCTGTACGCTTTTCTACTTCAACCCCGAATACCCGGAGCTGAACTTCAAGGCTACAAATGTTCAATGGCGCAGACAGGGAACGACATCAGCTAAACGACCTATCAAGAATGACCGCTTCTATCTCAACAAGCCGGTGAATAAGGCCGACAAGATTGTCATCACGCTTCTTAACCCCAACGAGAACACAGAACTTGGGCGCAAAGCCATTGCCCTTGCCGCAAAGAACTTTGTGCTTGTGCGTCCCGATGCAATCCCGGTACAGATTATTACCGTCAAGGTAGATTACTCCGACAGTAGCAATGCCAATGACTGTGGTGTGTGCGACATGATGAACAACACGTTCAAGGCTATGGGCAGCGCCTATCAGACACCTGCACAAAGAGCCTATGACGGTACGTTCACCAAAGGCGACCTGCACATTGAGGGTTGCAAGATGGACCACTCCACCAAGAACCACCCAATTGCCGCTTTCCGCTCCACCAATGAACAGCTTACCGATGCGTGGTTCCACGCAAAGGGCAATTGGAAAGAGGACAAAGGCGAACAGCTTGCACTCGGTTTCAAAGACACCCCTGGCTATAACAAGGGCTGTCTTAACTATGGCGACTTCATAGAGTTCTTTGGTCGCCGTGATGAAACGCTCTCGCAGATTGAAGCGCGTTTTAAGACGACTGAGGGATTAGACACCGATGCTGTCTACCTGCTCAGCCAATACTGCGGACGTGACTATGCGTTTATGCGCCACAACGGTACAGCATGGCAACGTAGCACCGGCTCCATGAAGCAGGTCGGCGGCAAATGGGTTGTTACCGGCGATGTGTTGAACCCGGTAGTCGGCTTTGAGCTGCTGTCCTATCAAGGTTTCTGTTGGTGGAAAGGTGTGTCGGGTATTGACGACATGATGAAAATGGAGGCCGATAAATCCTCTTGGGTTCAGAAGCTCGTTAATAGCGGTGACGTTTCGGCGGATACATTCCCGAAGTGGACACAATACTTTGAATGCATGGTCGATGACGACCAATTGCAGATTGACCTTGCGTATGGTAGAAAAGTACCTTACGAACTATTCCGTATGCTGAGGTTCTGCCATGACTGCGACATGATTGCCGCTGTTGATGGCAAAGAAAACCGTTGGCAGATTGTCGAGAACACGACAAAGGTAAATAATTGGAAAAACGACCTGTGGCAGTACGCATCACCTCAGAGCCTCTATGCCTACACGCTGTTTACCGACTACCTTGCCGCTACCGACCAACGCGCCAAGAATATGCAACCAATGTGGTTCTTGGAGGACGGTCAGAGCGTTACCAATGGTGTCTATTCTGCCGAACACGCGGTTAGAATGTATCTCAACAAGGTCTATGACTGCGACACCTGCAACGGTAAGGACAATGACGGTGGTTGCACCGTAGACCCGGAAGCAGACCCCAACCGTATGACGGACGACAACTACGTCAATCCGTATGCCGGTTACGGTTCAATCCTGTTCAACAACGTGGCAATTGTGCCTACCGTCTATCTTGATGCGACACACAGCGGAAATCAGCAACTTTCACTCGAAACAGTTGCGGCCGCAATGCGCTCAGCAAAGACCAACGTGGACGGTGTAGACATGATACCGTTCTCTCCGGAGGGTGCGCAGTATTTCTTTGTAGAGAAGCGTCTGAAATTTTGGAAGAAGCTCATATCTTCCTATGACGGAGAACGCAAGTATATTGAAAGCGTTGTCAAAAGCGATGATATATACTTCTATGCTCTGCAAGGTTTGGGGCTTACAGCTCTGCCGCAGTTCATTGAACAGCGTTGGCGCATCCGTGACGGCTACTATCAAACAGGCCAATTCTTCAGCGGAGTATTGAGCGGTCGTACATCGTGCGCAAGCAGCAATGCACGTATCCGCATAGTGGCCGCAAAGACCGGCTACTTTGGTGTCGGCCACGATGCAAGCGGACAACTTGACGAGGTTGTGTTCCTCGAAGCAGGACAGGAACATTACTTTACCAAGTTCAGTCACACGGAGTATGCTCTGTTATACATCTACCAAGCCGACCGAATTGCAGAGATAGACCTTAGTGAGATAAGCCTTGACAGCAGCTTCAACTTCCAAGTAATGACTCTCGCCGAGAAGATTGTAATCGGTAGCGAGAACCGACAAGACGTTTCAATCGGCTCCGCCGTACCTATCAGCTCAATGCCCCTCGGCTCTCTGCCGTTCCTGCGAGAGCTTGATGTGCGCAACACAACCGTAGCAAGCATTGATGCAAGCACCTGTCCTCGATTAGAGATAATCAGAGCAACAGGAACACCTCTGCAAAACTGCTCCGTTGCTGAGACATCGCCCGTTAGCGTGTTGGAACTGCCAGATACCATGACCGAAATCTCTCTTGTCAATCTTCCTAATCTCTCTTATCCGGGAGGGCTGACGATTGCAGGACTGAGCAATGTAACCAAGCTCATGATTAGCGGTTGCCCGAAGATTGATGCAATGGCTATGATTAAGAACATCGTAGCCGAAGCAGGACATATCAAGAGTATCGGCCTACGCGATGTGAACATCACCGCAAGTGTTGAAATTCTGCGCTCGTTGAAAGCGACCAATGCTTTCGGCCTCGATGAGAACGGCAACGACATTGCCGCCGACAAAACCGTTGAAGGTATCGGCAAACAATGCTCCGGCCTCACAGGTCGTTGGATATTGGCAGAGTTGATAGAAGATAACGATGTGGACGGAGTGGCAGGTCTTAACAGCCTTAAAGCCTACTTCCCTGCGCTTGACCTCTACAACTCGCAGTTCTCATTGGTGAAATGTTCAGATGTGGTAGATGCACCGGGTGAAAAATGGGGCAACCTCGATAACCTCACCGGTGCTTTGTTCTCCGCTGCCTATAAGCGGTCGGGACACCCATTGCGCATCTTTGAAAACACATGGGCTTGCCGAGCAGACTACAATGCCAAAGCACAGCGTCTTGAACTGCGCCGCCTCAGCCGTGCCAACTTCAATTTCATGCTTGACGGCAGCGAGATTGACCTTGCAGACGTGGCCGGTGCCGGTTACGACATCATGCACTTACTCGGGCATGGATGGTACAAGGGTGTAAACGACTACAAGAACCAAGACAAATACTATGTGTGGTCAAGTTGTGACAACGAGCCGCTATCAACGGCTAACGTCAGAAACATACACCGCCTCGACGACCTTTTGTATTCAGAAAGTCAAGGTGTGTATGTCGATGCAGACACCACTGTCGGCATGAATGTGGCAGACCTCCTTGGGCAAGGCTCAAATGTCAATGTATACCGCGTAGATGTTGAGGGCATGAAGCAGGTGCGTTGGCCGGGCATGAACAATCAGACAATGGGCTGTGTATTCACTGATGCAGACGGCAATGTTGTCGGAGTGTTCCAAATGGCAGTAAGTAATACCAACTTCGACTTCACAATTGGCAGTTACATCTTTGAGAAAGTGCCACAAGGCGCGAAGTGGTTCTACTTTACCACATTCAAAGAACTTGATGAGAGCGAGGTTCACACGGTGGATAGCGAAAGTATTGAAGCCATTGAGCCGGAATGGACAGAGATTAAATCTCCGAAAGCTCTCAACGAGGAAATTGAGGACGGTTCGGTGTTCGGTACATACCCGATTACCATTGACGGCCTCGGCCTACCCCGAAGTATCAGCAGTGGCCGTTCACGCAGAGGCACCGGCACATCGACCATAAATCCAAACTGGCTTTATGATGATGAGGGCAACGCTATAGAGCTACCTACAGGTACAATCAACTACTGCATGAAAGATTTCCAAAACCTTGCACGGCTCAGAGGTAAAGGCTATCAGCTCCAAGATTATGAGCAGCACAAGGAAACTTCAATCTTGTGGTGGGCATTGAATGGTCATAGTGATGAACAGAGCATTGTCGGTCGAGGACAGCATGACGGACTCCTCAACCAAGCCGATAGCATAGGAATGGCCGACACACAGAGTAGCGGTAATGTGTGGAACTCAATACTCGGTATTAAAGGCTATGTTGGTTGCGACTCGGAATGGATGGACAACATCGCGCTCAATGTGACTTCTTTCAAAGAGTTTTTCAAGAACAAAGGCGTTGAGGTTGCATCATTCCCGATTGATGGTGTCGCGCATATCTTCAACCCGATTACAGGTAAGGAACGCACCGTACAATGCCTCACCTCCGGCGGCGGTAACTGTGTTGTACGCCTCGTACACGGAGCAAAATGTGATGTGCTACCCTCGCGCACCATCGGCGACACAAGCCAATATATTGTTTCGTTCTGTGCAGGTTATTGGTACACCCATGCCCGCAGCCGCGTGGTTTTGCGGTCGGGCAACTATTCGAGTGCGAAGAGCGGCCTCGCTTACGCGGGTGCGGATAGCGCTTGCGCGTACTCGAACGCGCACTTCAGCGCTCGTCTGGCCTTCCGTGGGCGACTAATCGTACTCTCGTAACAGCGACTTCTCGCCGCTCGTCCTTTTCGTTTGGTGCAGAGTCGGGGCACAGCCTCGGCTGCTGCACCTTTCTTTTTCTTGCGAAGCGAGTCGCTGATGTCATTTTCCAATGGTAAAACACCAAGGAATTCACAGATTTTTAGTATCTTTGCGGCCGGAAATTTTTCCGGGCAGAAAACCCTCACAGCCGCGTGGTTTTGCGGTCGGGCAACAATTCGAATGCGAATAGCGGCCTCGCTTACGCGAATGCGAATAACGCTTGCACGAACTCGAACACGCACTACGGCGCTCGTCTGAACTTACTAAGGTTAAATCGTGTGACCCTGTAAGGCAACGTGATTGCCAATACACTCCGCGAAGGGTTTGCGCCTCGGGCAACAGCGACAAATTCATTAAGGATATGTCGGAAAGCCGAAAAATGACAATAACCTTACAAAGTGGAGTGTCGCTTCGGCGACCTCCACGGGACCGGAAGGCTCCCCAAAATAATGAACAATGGAAGCAGAAACTGCCCATAACATCAAATATGATTTGATACCGCAGAATGCTCCAATCTTCCTGCGGCCTTAAAGAGTGCAGGTTTCCCAATCAACAACATATTAGATGAGATAACCTCCGATAAAAATTTGTCGGAGGGTTTTGATTATGTCATCAGCCATTTGGAAACCGCTCAGCAACGCGAAAAATACTATACCAAACGAGACCCGGCCAAAGGAGAGCGCGACAAACGTCAGCTACTTGCACGTCTGAAAAGAGAGTTGCAGGACGGTACATTTAGGATACTCCCGGAGAACATTCGAGAAATGACCGTTTCCGATGGGCCGAAAGTAAGGGTCGTGCAAGCTCCGAGGGTATATTATCGCATAGGCTGTCATGTAATAATGGTTGTGGTAGAGAAATATGTAAACCCCACGCTCATACAGAATACGGCAGCAAGTATTCAAGGCCGAGGAATGCATTGGTTGTTTCATCGCATGGTAGAGGACTACAATGCGGTGCCGGAGCTGATGCAATTTTACTGTCAGAATGACATACAGGGTTACTATGACAATATAGACCAAGAGGCCATGAAAGCCGAAATAAGGCTATATATTTCAGACCCTATTGTATTAAGCTTTCTCGATAACTTTATTACTGTACTTCCGAAAGGACTATCGAAAGGCTTGCGCTCAAGCCAATGCTTCGCCAATCTTTATTTGTCGCCTGTAGACCATGTAATGTGTTGCCATGTTCCGAAATATATTGCACCTAATGGAGAAGTAAGGTATCTCTATGAGAGATATATGGACGACTCCGCAATGTGGGGCAGTTTGAAAAGGCCTGTATGGAAATTGCGTGACATATACCATGAGGAGGTCAATAAGAGAAAATTGACCGTTAAGAATACCGAGGCAGTAAGACCGATAAGCGAGGGTATTGATTATCTCGGTTTTGTCTTTTATGGTACACACGCACTACTGAGGAAGCGAACCAAGAAGAAAGCTGCCCGACATTTATCAGAGGTAAAATCCCGAAAGAGGCGACAGGAAATTATCGGCTCATTCAAAGGCATGGCCTGTCATGCCGACTGCAAGCATTTATATTTCAAATTAACACATAAATACATGAAGAAATTCGGAGAGTTAGGCATAGCCTACAAGCCGGAGGACGGCAAGAAGCGTTTTCCGGGCAAGGTTGTTCCTATTCGTAGCATAGCGAATACACCGATTGAGATACACGATTACGAGGTTGACCTTTCAACCGCTCATGGCGAGGGGCGCTACCTTGTAAGTTTCCGTAATACTGCGGACGGTAAATTCAACAAGTTTTTCACGGCAAGCAAGGAAATGCAGAATATCCTCGACCAAATAAGCGACATTGAGGACGGCTTTCCTTTTGAAACTACAATCGTCATGGACTACTATGACGGAAAGACATTGCCAAAATTTACATAAGCCAAAAGATAAAGATACATTCGCGGAATACAGCTTTACCTTTGCCGTATGAATAAGATTTACGGCACACCGGTAAGACAGGACGGCTTACAAAAAGTAGGCCGCAGGAACTTTATGCTCTTTTATGGACTATACACCGATGAGCGTGGAGGTACTTATGAGTATCGCCACACATTTGACCATAAACCCACATGGGAGGAGGTGGAGGCTGTGTTGATAGAGGCTATTAACGAGCATACAAAAGAAACCATCATAAACGGTTTTAGATGGAATGGTATGCGCGTATGGCTGTCTGACGAAAACCAACGTAACTTTATGATGATGGAGAAGCTTACATCAGAAGCATATCCCCGTAATGTAAAGATAAACGAGGACTCCGACGGCAAGCCTATCTATTACACCTTTGTCAGTGAGGAGGAGTTTGCGGCATTCAGTAAACTCGCCGCACAGCACGTTAATAACACATTGGCCGCAGGTTGGAATGAAAAAGACAACCTTACCCCGGCCACGTTTGGATTTGAACGCTAAGTTAGGATTTCATATAATGCGATTAAGAGCCACGGACTGCGCTGCCGTGGCTCTCTTTTTGTCTAACTCAAAAGATAACGAGAGCGAGAACCGACTACGGCCTACCTTTACATAGTATAAACCAAATGTTAATTATCATGACAAAGAAAATTTGCAATGACAAGACCGGGAGCGACAAAAAGCTCCACGTCTTCTGTGAGTTCGTAATCGCCGCCTTTATCGGTGGGCTTGTGTCGTTCATTCATTTTCCCTCGGCAATCATTGCCGCCGTCATTGCCTTTGCCGTGGCTTTCGCTTTCGGCATCTGCAAAGAGGTAAAAGACAGCAAGCAGAAAGGAAACCATTTCTGCGTATGGGATTTGGCGTGGGATGTAGTCGGAAGCCTCGCCGGAGCCGTCCTGGCATTCCTCGCCAACTACTACACATGGCATGACATCGCCGGCAACCTCATCGAATAAACCATAACACAACACAGACATGGAAACAATCGTACCACTTAACAAACTCTACCTGTTCGTTGGGGTGTTCCTTGCCGTGTGCATATTGGTGATAGCAGCTATTATGCTCGACCTTTGGGACGGAGTACACACGGCGAAAAAGACGCATCAGCGCGTACACTCCCACAAGTTGAGAGTTACCATTGCCAAGATGAGTGAGTATTGGCGATTTATCATGATTGGCTTTCTCATGGACTGCCTCGGTATATTCTTTTCATTCTACATCATGCCCTTTGTGTCCGTGCTGTTCGGTGTCGGGCTTATTGTCGTTGAAGCGAAGAGTATGTTTGAACACGCGAACCGGCGAAAGAGTCACATGAGTGATGTGCCTAAAATACTCAATGACATCATCGCGGCAGTAGACAAAAAAGACGCTCAGAGGATATTTGACCTATTGAGCGCAGGTAATAACGACTCAGCGCATCATTAACTCACATAGAATATGAAAGTATTACTCGACAACGGACATGGCGACCCGCCCATCACCGGCGGCAAGCATAGTCCCGACAATCGTCTGAAAGAATACGTCTATTGCCGCGAGATAGCACAGCGCGTAAGCAGGGAATTAACGCTTCGCGGCATTGATACTATACTTCTTGTGCCGGAGAAAACCGACACACCTCTGAAAGAACGTGTGCGCAAGGCCAATGGTTGGGCGCGTAAACTCGGCACCAAGAACGTAGTGCTTGTGTCGATACACAACAATGCGGCAGGGGCAGATGGCCAATGGCATTCCGCTTCCGGCTTTTCCGTCATGGTCAGCAAGAACGCATCTTCCAACTCCAAGCGACTTGCCCAAATCTTCACGAACAATGCCACCGACATGGGGCTTATGGGCAACCGTTGTGTGCCGCCCGAAAAATATTGGGTTCAGTCCCTCGCAATGACACGCGACACTATTTGTCCAGCGGTGCTGACCGAGAACCTTTTCCAAGACAATGAGGAGGAGGTGAAGTTTCTGCTTTCCGAGGAGGGCAAACAGGCGATAGTAACCCTGCACGTCAATTCAATCATTCAGTACATCAACACTATCAAATCATGAACAGAGAAACGGAAATAGTTGCTAATAAACAACTGCGTAAAGACATTGACGAGATTGTCCAAAGAGTTAAGGAACTGCCTGCCTCTCGTGAGCGCAGCCTTGCCATTACCAAACTCCAAGAGGGTGTAATGTGGCTTGGCATGGACTTGAAACGTCTGAACAGTGACAACCCTTATCCGTCAAGTAAAGACCCCTCTACAGGTTCTACCATTGAACCCACAGCAGACGGCCTCAAACTCTAACATCAACAAGTCATGAAAACGAAACACTATATCCTGTTGGCGCTTGCAGGACTGACAGCATTCCTTTCCGGGTTGTTCATCGGCAAAGACCGCACGGAGAAGCCACCCAGCACAGTGATGGAAACAAAGGAAACGACCGTGGACACCATTCCGTACTACGCACCGATGCCGCAGTCGGAGTTGGCGTTAGGCACACACCGTTATACTCTACCGACATATCGTTTCCTCGGTGGAGGTGTAGGAGGCGAACCTCGACAACGTGGCGACAAGGACAGTATTTGTGAGGACAGCATAATTCACTCTACCGTTTATGGCGCCGGTGCCGGAGGCGAACCCCGATGTAGCCAAGACAGCGCAATCGTGGAACTCCCGATAACACAACGACACTATGTCGACAGCACTTATGAGGCATGGGTGAGCGGCCCGGTAGACCCACGGCTCGACAGCATCAGAATATTTGCACCAACAACAATTATCACCAAACGAGAATGGAAGCCTCCCAAGCGTTGGCATATAGGAATAACAGCCGGTTATGGCTATGGGGCAAAGGGCTTTCAGCCGTATATAGGTGTCGGAGTAACTTATTCAATAATCAGTTTTTGACATGGAGATAACACTATCAATCAATAAGGAAGATGTGATGCAGGAGATTGCAGTCACCACCGCCTACACCGGCGGCAAGATGGACAATGACGAAAATGCTCTGCACCGCATATCTACTGTTGATGAGGACGAGAACCACCTTGAAAGATTTTGGGAGGAAAGCCGAGCGGACATCTGCCAAGAACTTATCGGCCTTGTCACTTTTGAGGGAATGGTGCGTGATACTATCGTCACACCACCTGTAGACCCTGTTCTCCCTGTAGACCCCATAGCACCCAATTCTGCCGCACTTCCTCCCATTTTGCAAAGGCAGCATTACGAATTGAGGCTTGATGTGTCTAAATCCTTTGACGAGGCTCTGTTGCCGAGTATGCGACTCAGCCTGTTCAGTTATTTCGTGCAGAGCATAGTAGCCAAGTGGTACGTCTACACAAACAAAGGAGAAGCCGGTGATTATGCTGACAAAGCAAGCACCCTCCTTGACGATATTCACCGCAAGGCCGTGTATAAGAAAAAGCCGACACGTCCCACCTACGATGATTAAACTAATAAATAATACATCACAATGGAACAGAAAAAGACCATTACAGTAACGCTTGAGTCGAAAGAAATCAAGTTTGACGTGATGAACAAGTCGCATCTTACAGGCCAAGCGCGAAACGCAGAAGGCAAGGACTACCGTGCCACTGCGTATATGCAAGCGAGTGAGGACGATGAACACGCTTATCAGATACTCCGTGCCATCAGCAATGCTTTCTCCCATCTTAAGGTGGAACTCGGAGAGTATTTGCATGAAGACGGTTCCACCTCCAACAACCGCATAAACAAGACGGTCGAGGACGGAGGAAAGCTACAGCTTGTTTTCTTGCTCCCCTCAAATTTCAACAACTCGGCATGTGACAGCCTTGGCGGTATGCTCCACGAGTATATTGTAGACCGCACTCTTTCGGAGTGGTTTGTAATCACCTCCCCGAATGACGCGCAGAACTACTCCAACCTTGCCACCGATGCACTCGACCGAGCCAAGCAAGCTTTGTACAAGCGCGAAAGGCCGACACGTCCCACTTATAACGATTAAGCCATGTATCATATCGGTTGCAGCGAGGACTGCTATAATACAGATGCCGGGGACAGCAAGGCCACAAAGAATGTGACATTGGTGTTTCATCGGTCGCAGTTGCTTTACGACATTAAGAACTATGCCTATATCGAGGGTCATGTGTGGGGCGAGGAAAACCAACACGCACAGCACACACTCGTTGAAATCGGTGAGGAGGGCAATGTTGATAGGGTGAACCGCATTTTAGGGGTCGTTCATGCCGCAGCCGTTGAAATGCTTTATCCCTACACAAAGCAGGAGCCGATTGACGACGAAGTTATCTGTGACCGAATGTGGACACCCGAAGATTACCAAATCGTCATGAAAGTGCCGGCCACGATGTCACGAACCACCTTGCACCTGCTCAACAAACTAATCCATGAGTTTATGGTAGCTCGTGTGATATATGATTGGTTGAGCATCACGCACCCCGAAGCCGCGCGTAACTGGCTTGAAAAAGCGTTGGAGGCGCAGGAGGAAATCAACAGCATCAAGAACAGCCGTACAGGAGTGCTGAGGCGACCCTCGCACCCATTCTAATGATTTACCAAGCCGGGGCAACCCGGAACTATCCCGACAAGGACGAGAGCCGAGACGCATCGCGCGCCCCGGCTCTCTTTTTTAACAATCTTTGTTACCTTAAATCTAATTGCCTATGTAGTATCTTTATCTCGGTTGATTGGTCTGACGAGGATTGAATTGCAGGGAGGCTCCGAAGATACTCTCATCATCGGCGAGCGAAGTCACACAAGCAATTCGGAAATATTTGTATGGAGTGCCACGGAAGCCACGGAGGTAGTGGTCTTTGCTCGACCATACCAGATGCCAATTAAAGAGGTCACGGGAGCCATAGAGAACGGATTGCACATGTCCTTTTTGGAAGTGGCCACGTTGAATAACCGTGTCCATAGTCTTGAGAACATCCGGCGTTTCAAGTTTGAGCGGACGGGTAACGAATAATCCCTTTGTCGCCTCACCCTCCATAGCGGAGAAATTCAGTAATGCGCCGTCATGGTCCACGGCCAATGCTTCCGGGTAAGAATTGATGCCGGCCTCGATTGTGGAATACATCATGCCCCATTCCTTAGACTTTAGGGAATAAACATAAGCATAGGTGTAATGAGGGTTATATACAATCACTCGTTGATGCACATAGTCGTAGAGCATACCGCACTCAGCAATAAACTCCAAGAAAGGAGCGGTCGGCAGACAGGTGTCAGCATTATGGCCGAGCATCGAGTGAAGTTTTGCCATGCCGGGGAGCTGCAATACATCGAAAGGCTCTTTGGAGTTGATAACATCAGTTATACATTGTGTCTGAGAGCCGGATATAAGCATGATGCCCCTGTCTGTTGCGAACAACACAGCACTATCCATTTGCAGAGGGTCTGTATTTGCGAGAATAACATCGCGGGTTATCGGCTGACGAGCCGAGTAAGAGCCGGTTGAGGAAACCTCCAATGCCCACACGCCTTCATCGGTAAACGCATACAGAGGGAACTGACCGAACTGACCTTCGGAAAGGGCTTTCGCCGCCGTGGATATTGCCATTATGCGCCCGGTACCTACCGTATTGATACCAAGCACAGGGAACACGTAAGGATTGTTGACCTCGGACGTATATACCTTGTTGAACACATCAATAGTGCGGTCGGCAATTGATGATTGCGGCGGTCGAGCCTGTGATATACCTGCCGGCTCCTCCCAACCACCGAAATAGAAGGCACCATTGAGAAAGCCGTGAGGCTCCAACGGAATAACAAGGTGGGGTGAGTCGAATACGTAATTACGAATTATCACAGCCTTGTAAGCGTTGATATTAGGATAGTAAAAGAATAGTAGCGGAGCCTCATATCCGCACATACCGGCATTGCCATACACTATAATATCCTTGCCATCCTGTTTGATATAGACGGCAACCATCACACTGTATTTCGTATCTGCAACCGTTGGCTCTGCATCACCCCAATTAAGGACATATCCATCGGAATAGTTAAACAAAGAATATCCATCAAAGCCTTGAAACAATTGTTTCTTTATGCCGGAGAGATTGAGGCGTGAGTTGTAGGCAAAAGCCTGTTGAGGTATAATCTTATCGTGACTGTCATAATCATCCGTCATAACCTCACGGGTTACAAGAGATTGAAGATAGTCCTCCTTGACAGGTATCAGTGTGCGCTCTGTTTTAAGTTCCTCTATTCGGATGCTATGCAGGAAATAGAATTGAGAGCAGCTACGGATGTCCTCTTTTACAGCATCGGCACTTCTTTTGGGTGTGACCAACACACCACCGGGCCGAGTGCTCAAGGCATCGGGAGTAAAGGTAAAGGCATATAGTTTGCCAAAGTTATTTTTCTGATAGCGCAGAGGATATGTTGTTGTGCTTGCCGCTTGATTGGTGTGCTTACATACACTGAAGCTTGACAGGTCCTCACCACCGTTTATGAACTTCTCACACTCTCCGTTCTGGTCGTAGGTGTAAATCGGAGCCGAGATGAAGATGTCAACGGACTTAATAATGTCACTCCAATTTTGAAGCGAGGTTAAGTCAGATTTAAGCGCATAGTCAAGGCTATGCACCGGGGCCACAACACGGAGTTTAGCCGAGGTGTAGGTATCATCTTTGCCATGCAGGTTAAACCAGAACACACGGGGTGTATTCTCAGAGCTGCATATCATAAGAATTGGAGCGGAATGTCTTGTTAACGTACCATCATACAGGCGATAGGCATATCTAACGAGAAATGGGAAAATAAACTTTCCTTTCTGGGTTGACTCCTCAGCAATGAATTTGTTTATCTTGGCCAATACTTGATTTGTGATACTTGCTTTCTGGGTATCATCAAAATTGGAATAGATATTGTTTTTGTGTATGCTGTATGAGATTTCAAACTCATCAGTTCTTTTCATCGCACCCTGCAAACCGAATGACAGAGAGCATTCCGGCATTGTGGTTCCGAGATTAAGGTAGCCTGTTGTATCACCTTTCCACAGGAAGTAGTGCATACCATCGGAGCAGAGAACGAGCAATGTGTTTCCGATTGAGCTGAACTGATAGATGTCTAAGCCGCTGAACGTGGCTAACGACACAGGAGTCTGTTCTGTTTCAGACTTGCCGTTTAGCCAACTGACATTCTTTCCCTCCAACAGAATGTAATGCTTATACGAAGATGTTTCGTGGATGTAAGCAGCCTTCTGTGAAGCGGACAGGCCAATTGATGTAGGTGTCGGCTGAAGAAGCGGTTTCAGTTGGCTATCCTCGCTGATTAGGTTGAGGGACGCAGCGAGTTGGCCGTCTGGACATTCATAATCGGACGGTTGCGCCGTATAGCCATTGTATTTTATATCTTTAATCATAGCGAGCAGCGGTATATGATTGTGATGTACTTTTTGTTGTCGCGTTCAAACTCCATGCCGCAGGGACAGCGCAGCAGCCCGTTGGCACCGGCCCCCCTCAGTACAGCAGTTGTCATTGCTTTAGACCACGTTCTGAACGTGCCTTTACCATGAGCCGTAGCCCAGACTCTACCGTCATGCCGACCGGCATAATTGCCGGCCCGCAGTTTGACGTAGAGATACAGTTCGCCAGACTCGCACACGATGTCTATCACATCACCCGGAGCCAGAGAGAGCGACCGGGCAATGTGGGCCGATATATCAATCTTTCCAGAAGGATGGAATGATATATCATGCTTGCGTGAGTTAGGCAATATACTTTTCATCATTGGCAAAATTAGATTTAATGATTGTAGTGTCCACTTTAAGTTGTGGGAGAGAATAGACTTGGCTGTTGCGGCGGTTGCTCTGCCGGGTAGCCCATGGCGCGGACACGTTCTATTTCATGGTCAATCTCGGCCTCCAGAGCCTTAGACTTGCGCAGGGCATCGCGCGACCGAGTGCGGAAATAGTCTTTTTGTGCCTCACGCATGAGGGACACTTTTTCAAAGAATGTTCGGGAGTTCATTATTTCAAATATTTTCGTTTTGTCCTAAGTTCATGCTTTTCGGGGTCATAGATACTGATGATTTCAGCGGAGCCTCGGTTGGGATTGTTACGCATTTCCTCAATCAATGTGCCTTTAGCGTAGGCTATTGCCACATGCTCGTCAATCTCTTGCGAAGGTGCTGCAATCATTCCATCTGCCGCATCTTTATCTATATCTTCCTGTGATACCCACATGGTCTTAGTTGCGACAATGCGCACTTTGAACATCTTACTCATATCTTCGTTATGTTATTTTGACATATCCTTTTCTCAGCATTTCATTCTCTTGACGGAGTTCTGAAATTTCCTGTTTCAATCGCTTAACCACGTCATTGTAGCGTTGCTTTTCAAAGTCCTTTTCTGTCAGTATGTCATAGCAGGTACAACGCTCAATATCGTTGCTGACAGCCACGGCCATACATCCGGGAATAAGAACCCTGCCAACGTCACGGACATTGATATAGTGGCATTTCATTAACCCTCTATCTGTTTGTGGTACGATGTATTGCTAAGGCAGTCCTGCATAGCTAAAGCCGCTCTGATTTTGGCAACCTCCTCTGGCGTGAGTGATTTGCACTCACTATCGCCTTTATCTTTGGTTTGGCTCCAAAGATTATGTTTGGAGCAGTAAGATATGAGCAGAGTATCCATGAGTGTGTCAATGTCCTTTTTGAAATTCTCCTTATGCCAGAAGAACATCGAGCGCAGTTCTGCAAACTCATAGGCCGTAAGCTCCACGGCGATTGTCGCTTTATCCCTGCGCCTGTATTCTACACTATGTTTGGCGGTCACATAGCAGTAGCACTGAACGAACAGGGATTTGAATATTTTCCGTGCGCCAATCTCAAACCGATACCAACTTTTCTTTTCGGTGTCGAGGAGGTCCTCTAATGAGATACCATACTCATCACATAACTTCTCCAACAGGATGCGGGCATTATGTGCCTCACCACCGACGCCACCCTCGGCCAGAGCGAGGAGTTTCTTCAGCTTGGATTTGATACTTTCATAATCCTTCTCCATTGTTGCCTCCTTTCAATAGTTCTGGGTTATCATGGATATTGCCTATCACTTCATATTGCCATTGGGCAAATAGCCCGTCCGGGTCTTTTTGTGGATGAACACCACAGAAGGCGCAGTAGTCGTTGAGGTATTCTACAGGTCGTACAACAAGTTCATCCGTTACATCATCGTAGTATCTTACGATGTCGTTTTCATAGATTTCCTTACCGTTCTTGTCGAGCATACCTGTAAACTCTCCTACGGTGCCGGGATTGACCTCTTCAAGATGAAAGAGTTCTCCGAATGGAGCGATATAAGCGGTCTTTCCGTTTGGCACTAATGAGCCAACAAGCCATTTACCTGTGTCGGTACTTATGCCTCTGTATTTAATTCTTCTCATAAATACCTCCTTTCATAAAGCAAATCCAATGCGTATTTGCTCGCTTGCCGGACTTATGTCCGAATATCGGTTTCTGGGCTGTGAGTTTAAGAATTGTTGACACCTTTATGTCATGCTCGTTCCATTTGAAGATGAGGAAACCACCGGGACGCAAAACGCGGAAACATTCTGCGAAGCCCTTGGCCAAGGTGTCTTTCCAATCAGCTCGGAGTGTGCCATACTTTTCTAATGCGGTTGGCATAGTTCAGAGTATCGTCATTCATGTCAGTTCTGATTTTCGGTATTATCGACTATGGAGAGGGCCATTCGGACGGAGGCGAGGATACCGGGGTCACGGCGCATTTCCTTGACAAGTCCGGAAACGATGGGCGCGGTATTGCCGCCGGAGAATGATGTTACCGAGCCGTGGTCGGGTGCAGATACAGAGCCGACAATGACGAGTGCGCCGAGTGCGCCGCCACCTTGATTTACTCCGGCGAGAATTTGTCTGTGCAGACGGTTGATTGCTTTTTGCATGATTATTTTGATTTAGTGAGGTTGTTATAAAGTTCCTTTGCTTTGTCCACCGCATCCAACATGGTTTTGCTGACGATGGCGAGTTTAAGGCTTATCGAGTCGAAGTCATTGCCGTTGTGTTTGTGGGCGACCTCCGTCATGCAGGTTGACAAGAGCGCATACTTCTGCATTTCTGGAAGCCCGGACTCGTTTATTACGGCTTTGATTTTCTCACGAGTCACCTTATATTCCGGGGTCATTTTATCCATATCGGTATCGGTTTATCTTCGGCTATTGCCGCCGAGGGGAATTACATTGTAGGTTTTGAAGCGGTCTATCAGTCGCCCGAAGCCGTCCTTATATTTCTCTTTGAGTTGCTCAATAGAGAGATTGGTTGTGACGTGTGCCTTGAGGTGGAACTGCGACCATATTTCATTACGGGCATGGAGAAATTCATCGGTCAGCACCTTTGTATCCATGCCGTAGAAGGTGGTAGTCTGGACACCGATGTCATTGAGGCAGATGTTGACAGGCTTACATTGGAAACCCTTATTCTCCTCCTCGTTGAAGGTGTAGCGGTCGAGGTTATTGTGCAGAGTGTAATAGTTAATCATCTGCGTAACCGACAGGTTGTAGAAGAAATTGGGATTGCCTGTGTAACGAAGGTATTCAGAGAATATCTCCATCAGTAAGGTTTTGCCGGTCCCGACATTGCCTTGTAGCATGATATGCTTGTGGAGCTTGTAACCGCGACCGGGAAACACCTCCTCGGCCAGAGGACAGTCATTGAAGTAGTACAGGAGAAAGCGAAGCACCTCTCTGTTGTTATCATCAATCACAAACGCCCGATGCTGATATGCCAAAACCTTGTTGGCAATCTGGAGAAAGAGTTTGGAATGTGCGTGATACACCGCCGGGATTTCAAGGAGCTGCCGTTTCTTTTCGGCCTTGTGCATATCGTTGAGGACACGCCCGAAGATAGTATTGACAGTTTCCACACCTATCTTTGCGAGCTTGGCGCGTTCCTTCTCCTCCTCGGTCTGAGGTTCCCCGGCCATGCGGCGTTCATGCTCCTGTTTCATCATGGCCTCAGCCTCGCGGTTCTCTCTTTCCTTGCGGGCCGCTTCCTGTTGAGCCATCCACCCGGACAATGCCGTACCAATACTATCAGCCATAACTATCAGATGTCTTGACCGCCGAAGCCACCGCCAAACGTGTAGTCAGTCGGAGCAGGAGCAGCCGGTTGGTTATTGTTGTTGGGTTTAGTATCGCGGCACTTGATACGCATTGCGGAGATAAGATGCCGTGACCAATCGCTGTAATCGTGGTGCTGTGTGTGCGACAATTCCCACTCACCGACAACAGCATCAGCCAGAGAGCGCAAGCGGTCAATCTCATTAGGTTGCAGACCATAATTCTTGCAGAGCAGCAGCAGACTTTCCTTGTGGTTCTCTGCAAAGAATTCTGTCAGCCATTCGGCATTGGTGCCGGTTGTGGGAGGTTGAGGAACAGCCGGGCGTATGGGTTCCGGCTTAGGAGATATTGGCGGTTTAGGTGCTGCCGATTTAGCGGACTTGGCCTGTTTACCCCGGCTCCTTTCTGATGAGGTCTTTGTCAACTCCTCAATCAAAGAGTATCTATCAATCCGGCTCATTCGTTTATTGAGGCGTTGAATATTGCAGTAGCGCACTTGAATACCCTTGGATGTCAAGACCTGTTCAGTGTCATACATATTTTTATCAAACAACCCCAGCGACAGGCAGGTTTTAATCACCTCCGATACATACGCCTCATCAAAGCCCGACATTTCAGAGCCAATGAAAGGCAACTCATCATCCCACTGCATGTAGTACCCGTTCTTGTAGATAAGACAGAGCAGAAGAGCATATACCGTAACAGCTTTACCACCTTGACGCTTGATTAACTTGCGTATGCGGATGTCTTGAAAGAAGTCTATGTCGAAAGGGAAATATTCAAGTCCCGATTTTGCAATTCGTGCCATAGCCGTATGATTAAATTTCTTTGATTAAAATTCCGTGGACGTAGAGCATCAACTTCCGTTTCAGTCTATACTCTGGTGTGCGAAATCCCTTTGTGTCCTCGACCACTGTGATACCGTTCTTATCATAGACAAAATCAGCATAGTAGGAACACTCCTTTTCCAAGAGGTTGCCCTGTGGGTCGCGTTGCGTGGGGATAAGCACATACTTTACCTGTTCACGGAGATTGGAGATAAGGCCCGCGCGCTGCATCAGCTTTAGTTCGTTGGCTCTCTCATGCTCCTTTTGGGAGGCATGGCCACCGATTCTTTTAGCACCATACTTGTTGCCCTTCTTAGGAGGAGCCGGCGCAGCGCGCAGGGCCTTAAATTCGTCAATCGTCATCCTCATGTGGAATCGACTTATCGACAACAACTCTTTCGGGTATCACAGTACCATCCGACAACGAGGCCGAAACTGATACCTTCATGCCTTCCGGGACAGAATTGCGGAATTTCTTCACTGCGCGTTGAACACCTTTGTCAGCGGCTACCCTTTCGGCTACCTTTGCAGGTCCTGCCGCCGGTGCTTGATAGCGATACACATCTACAATCTTGGTTTCGGCAATGGCCTCAATCTCATAGTCGGCCATTGTCCCTTTCATGCCCTTGTTGAAGTTAGCAAGAGCATCAGTGAAAGTCGATGCCTGTACCAGAATGAAGGAGGCCTTGCGTTTTTCAACACCCGATTTTTCATCAATGGTGATGAAATTGACCTTAACCTTATAGAACCTGTCGCCGGTTTCATCCCAGAAGATTTCCGAGATTTTGGTTTTACCGACATTAAGAACGTTGAAGTCGTTGACAAATGAGGTCATTTCTTCAACAACACGAGCCTCAGCCTCGGTGCAGGAAACAGCGTCAACGAGATAGGGGTCGGTAACCTTGACGGTCTTGCCGCTGTCCGTCATTTTGTCATAACGAACCTTGACTTCAATCCACTGTGCCATTATTCACCTCCTTCCTTTGTACCTGCTGAGCAACAGGGAGATTCTGAACTTACGACACTGCGAGCCTCAACCACACAGCGTATGCGGTCATAGAGAATGTCTGCATACTCCCGCATTGCGTCCAACTGTTTTTTGAGGTGCCAACGTTCTTCTTCTGAGACTACTCCGAAGGTGTTGATTGCTCTTGTTTCCATGCAGATGCGCTCGTTGAGTTCGTCGAGGTCGATTTTCAAGCGGTCAACATGTGTGTCGGCTACCTTGTAGCTCCCCTCAAATACTCTGGCCGGTGACCATGAGCGGTAGCCATCATCGTATATGACAAGGTAGCCATCTGCACCGGGATTGTATTCGGCATGTCCGACCTTGAAATATATTCCGGGGACATTGGCACCTGCTCGTTTTGCATCGGTTGCGTTCATTCTTCTTGCCTGGATGGTCTTTGTGCCGATATATGTTCTCATGTCATAGGAGGCTGTTCTGTCATTTTCCATTGTTCATGCGGTTTTTGAGTTGCTTACTGAGTTTGAATTTCACGGTGCGCTGCGCGGGGATTACCACCGTTGTGCCGGCGTTGATGTTGCGGGCCTTCTTCTCCTTGGTGGTCTTGACCTCCAGAGAGCCGAAGCCACGGAGATAGACGTTATCGCCACAGACGAAAGCGTCAGAGAGGATGTCGGTCACGCCCTCAACGACATGGAGAGCCGTTGATTTGGGCAGGTCGGGGATGCGTTTGCAGAGTTCAACTGCGATGTCATTCTTTGTCATGATTTTTTGATTTTGAATGTTGTTTACTGAGTTTACGATTTATCTTATCTTTGAGTAGGCCGATTGCCCATGCGTGGCTGCTATTGCGTAAGCCCTTCAATGACTTGTAATGTGCTATGGCAATATCGAGGCAGTTAAGTATGCGCTCAATGTCGGAGTTGGAGATTTCAACCATAGCCGAGGAAGGAGTTAACAAGTTCATCGAAGTACATTTCATCGGTCGGAATATCATCATCACAGGCCATTATCTGGTTGGCGATGCTCCGCTTTTTGTGGATGATGTTGTAGAGAACCGGGTCGATGGTACTGCGCCCGATGAGGTAATAGCAGTTGACGTTATTCTTTTGGCCTATGCGGTGGGCGCGGTCCTCACACTGACAGCAGTCTGCGTATGTCCACGGAAATTCCACGAAGGCCACATTAGAGGATGCTGTGAGCGTCAGACCGACACCGGCAGCTTTGATGGAGCAGATTATCAGTTGAGCCTCGCCGGACTGAAAGGCATCGACAGCAGCCTGTTTCTCGGCTGTGTTGTCGTCACCTGTAACCCGGACGGCATCGGGGAATTGTTTTTGCAGAGCCTTGACAATCTCCTTGAGCGAGCAGAACACAATCAGCGGCTTGCCGTTGGCGAGGAAGTTCTTTATAAAGTCGGTAGCCTGTTTCACTTTACCTTTGGAGGCGAGCGAGCGCAGGGTCATGAACTTTACCAGAGCCTCCATGCGCATCTTGCGGCGTATCTCCCGGTCGGTACACTCGGTGTATTCGCGGAGGTAGGCGGCGAGGTCAGCGGCGGCGAGGTCGTATTCCTCACGGTTTGAGATTTCAACGTAGAGGTCTGTGCGTTGCTTGTCGGGCAGCTCTGTAAGCACTTTTGCCTTCTCACGGCGTATCATGCAGGTGTCATAGAGTTTATCCGACAATTCAGAGAGGTTCTCGTTCTCGCCGTACTGAGCAAGGAACTTGCCACGGCCACCGAAGTCAGAGAGCAGACGACCCATGATGGCGAGCTGAGAAACGAGGTCTTGAGCATGGTTGACAACCGGGGTGCCGGACAGGAGTATGCGCCATTCCTTACCCTCGACAATTCCACGGGTGAACATGGTTTGTTGTGCCGTTGGGTCTTTGAGCCGGTGTGACTCATCCATGATTACCGAGCGGAACACATTGATGTCGCGGTTGAACACAACATCTTTGAGGGTGAAAGTCTTGCCGCCCTTGATGTCCCAGACAAAGAACTTTTTAAGGCTCTCATAATTGACGATGGCAACATGGAACATCCCCATGCCGAGGAAGTAAGGCCACGATGTGCGCGAAGCATTATCGAGGACCAACGCCTTTTTGTCGGTAAACTTTTCAAATTCACGCTGCCAATTTATCTTAAGCGAGGAGGGGCAGATTACCAGACAGGGATAAGCGGCGGCGGTATCGACAATACCGATGCTTTGCAAGGTCTTGCCAAGTCCCGGCTCATCGCCTATCAACAGGCGGCGGCGTTCAAGCCCGAACAGAATACCTTCTTTCTGGTATTCGTAAGGCTCTACTCGAAGTTTATGTTTAAGCGTTGCGGTCATAAGGCAAGACACCAATATTGAAATGCTAATTCCAGATACTTATCACGCCCACGGAGATACACCGGGTCGTCACGGCGTATGCGTGTAGTGAACACGTTGCAGTTGCGTTTGCTGATGGCATAGATGAAATCGCAGTCGGAGTGTGCGATGTCCATATACCATGCGCGGGAGCGGTCCCAATCGAAGAAGTCAATGGCATCCTCAAATTCCTTTTGGGTTGAGGCTGCACAGGTCTTAAGGTCCCCGCCGAAGCCGTAGAGAGGCAACCACCAATCCCACTTGCAGCGGGTGTCGAGTGTGAACGGAAAACCGCCATACTCAAACTCCTGTGCTTTGTTGACCATGAACCTTTGGGTTTCAGACTCGGCCAATACCTTTGCGAGAAAGGGGTCATGCCGGGCAGTCATGCGCAGGGAGCGGTACATTTCCTTAGCGTGGCGAAACTCATCATCGGTGTATTGCTCACCGTCCACGGTCAGATGGTAATAGTTCACACGGTCCGGCTCTGTGATGATAGCGTCCACCAGATTGCCGAAGCGGAATGCCGCCTCCTTTACACCCGGCGGCATAGGCACCGGGTGTAAGAGATTTTTCAGAGCGGTAAGGTCAGAGTTGCTGACCTCAGAGCGGCTGTAATATGCATCGGGGTTCTGGCTCATGCTTACTTGGCTTTTACATCATCCACATAGCGCACGTCAGAAATGAACATCGGGGCATCCTTGGAGTTGGCGGCGGTATTGGCGTAGGTAATCTGTTTCTTAAACTCCTTGGAGAGTTCCTCCATAGTAAGAGTGCAGCCCACCTGCGACCACCAGAAGGCAACGACCTTCATAATGTCCTCGGCTGTTTCGATGACAACCTTTTTCTTTACCTGTGTCTTGGGCTGATAGGATGCAGGAGCGGCCACCGGCATACCGAAAAGACCGTCCATTTCCTGTTTCTGGGCTGCGAGCTGTGCGGCGGTAGCCTCCTGTTTCTCGCGTTCCTTGCGCTCTGCCTCCTTGCGGGCAGCTTCCTCACGTTCCTTTGCCTCCATGTCGGCCTTGATTTTGGCGGCTTCCTCGGCTGATGCTTTGGCAATGCGCTCAAGCTCCTTCTTTTTGGAGGGCAGACGGTCGAGAATATCATCGCGGGTGCTTTGCACCTCAAAGGGAAATTGCTCTTTGAAGCGAGTGACCAGACCGGCCATTACGTTGGCTTGGATGGCGCGGCACTCCTCCGGGGTGAGTTCGGCAGGGCGATATGCGCCGCTGATTACCGTCTGGCACCATGTTTCGGGGAGTTCGCAGATATACTCCTTGACACCGTCATAGATGATTTCGTAATTGTCGAGTGTCAATAACTTATCCATGTCGGTCAGCTCGTTGATGCTCTTATTGACAAGAGCGTTGAACTGCTTTACATAGTCCTCCTCGACATCGGAGCGGTAACGCACCTTGGCGTTTTCCTTTGCCTGTCGCGCGGCCTCCTCGCGGCGGCGGCGTTCCTCCTCCTCATGTTTCTTTTTGGCGAAGGCGTTGCGGTGGGCTTGCAGTTGGCCCGGTATGGAGTTGGCTTTGGAGGGGTCCACGTCATTCTCCATCGTGGTATAGACCTTGCGTATCTGGTCAAAGAGCTGAGTGACGGGAGTGCGCTTGCCGTTCATCTTCTTGACTGTGATTTTTGCCTTTTCGATGAACTTGGCTATCTCCATGTCGAGGGCATCCGACATTCCTTCATGCTTTACGCGGGCGAGAAGCTGATTGCCCACTTCAAGGCAACGGATGTGGGAGAGCTGATTGTCCTTGTAGGACTGAGGCGCGAGTTCGGCAAGCGTCTGCACGTTGCGCGGCTCAAAGATTGTTAATGCTTGGGTGTTGTCTGCCATGATTGATATATTTAAGGGTTACACGGTTTTGATGTTGCATACTCGGTGACTATACCAAGCCGTGTGCAGTAGTGTCCGTTGAGGGTGTTACGCACAAGCGGACACCCACTGCACGGCCTGTTGTCAGAAGCCTTCTTCCTCATCAGCGTTGACTGTTACGCCCTGTGGAGGCTCGTTGTCGCCGAAAGGCTGAGGCGCAGGTTCTGGCGTATCGTTGAGGACTTCTCCTGTTTCGGGGTCAACTCCGTAGATGTCCTCATCGGAGAGTTGCGGCTGTTCGTCAACCTGCTGTGATTGGAGTTCGGTGCCACGGCCAATGCGCACCTTCGGGTAGGATTTGAAGGCATGTTTGATGCACTTGGCCATGAGGAAGCCGGGGTCGATGTGGACGATGCCGTTCTGGTCCATGCCGTAGAGTTCGTTGGCAACTCCACGGTTCTGTTTCTGGGAATAACCGGCGAGGCGGCACCAATCTTCGGGGAACATAACCGAGTAGTCGATGGAGCCATCAGCGCGGGTGATACGCAGGTAGCAAGCAGTGATGTTGTGGCCGGTGTGAGGGAGGTTGCAGGTATAGGATACTGATTTGCGTCCGTCCACGTCCTTGAATGAAAACTCGTCATTGTCGTAGACGAGGACAGGATTATCGGCGTGGCGTATCTGACCGGCGCGTGTACGCATCACAAGTTCGCCGTAAGCCGACACCGTGAGGATACAGCGGCCCTCCCATTTTTTGTTTTCCTTCGTGCCGACATTCACGTTGCGGCCCATGAGGTAGGCCAGAGCGCGGGTTCCCGGTTCAAGCGACAGGCCGCAGACGGCAAGGTCGATGAAGGCTGTGAAGATGCTGAACGGCGTAGCGCGTTGCAGTTTGCCGTTGTCGTTGTCGCGGAGAGCCTTGTTGAAGTAGATGCTCTCACGCTGATAGGCGGCTTCGCCGTTGCCCCAGAGGGTTTCGTAGATTTGCGTGAAGCGTTCACGCACCACAGGATGCTCGACAATTTCGAGCGGCTTGAGTTGGTTGATTTCCTCAACCGTCATTTGGAGGTTGCCCATGATTGATGAGATTTGATGTTAAACTTATGCGGATTGCTATGACTGAAAAATGGAGGCTGCACCGTTACCGGCGTTCAACTCGGCTGTTGGCACAGCCTCCGGGTTATCAATCATGTAGCAACTACCGCTACTTTGTAGCCTCTGAAGGAGTCGAACCTTCTCAGACAGAACCAAAATCTGTAGTGCGACCGTCACACCGAGAGGCTGAACTGTCAGAGCTTGTCTATGTAGAAGCGTATGCGCTCTGATGTATTTGTGCTTGTCGGATAGTCGTAGGAAAACTCATAGTTGTTCCCATTGTAATTTTTGAAATAGTCAGGACGGTTGATAACTCTGAGCCACATTTCATGCAGCTTCAGAACTGCGGCGCGTTTGGCTCTGTGGTTGCAAGCCTCCTGCGTGAAGCGGTGAATAACGCGAGGGTTCTTGCCGTCATTGGTCTTGTATATTGCGTAATCCATTGTCGTCTGATTTATTGGTTGAGGTAATCCTGTTCTGTTCTCTGGAGGAGGCGGAGGTCTGCCATGCAGTATTCCACCTTGCCCGGACGTTTGGAGGGTTTCGCTTTACCTGTGCGCCTCCAACGGTCCACATTCTTGCGCCCGAAGATTGAATAGGCAGTGCGTTGGGAGATATACTCCGGGTCGGCTGCATCGCTCTTAATCACTCGTGCCAACCGTGCTGTAAGGTCGGTCATGAATGTTTCATAGCTGACGAGCCTGTCAGAGAATTGTATGTGTACTGTTGGAGGCATTGATATTAGAGTTGAGATGGGTTAGGTTTGTCCATCACCTCGTCACACATTTTGTCGTATGCGATAAACCAAGGGTCAATCTTACTCCAACGTTTGTAGAGCCGGGCGATAACAAAGCATGCGCCGATGGCGAGAGCCTTGTCGCAGATGAAGCGGAGAGTCCATGTCAGCAGGTTTTCGTCCTGCTCTTCGCCGAAGAGAAACAGGAATGCGAAACCGCAGAGCGCAAAGATTATCAAGATACGGAGTATTGAAATTGTCTTATTCATGGCTGTGAGATTTAATAGGGTTCTACTCCTGCTTCGATGAGAGCGGCCTCTTCATCAACCGAACCACACCAAGTATCGAGATACTCATTGATGACAGGATAAGTGTTGTCGTTGATGTCGTAGCCACGAGCGGCACAGAAAGCCGACCACGACACATCGGCGCGGAGCTGTTCAAGAGCGACCTTGTTAGATTTGCAGCCGGTGAGAAGCGCGGCCACGAGTGCGAGAGTGATAGTTACTTTTTTCATGATTGATGTCTTTTTTAGTTATTCTGAACGTAGGATTTCGTAAGTCGCTCCGTTGTCTTTGCTTGAAATGGAATATACCTCTTTGTTTGCCGAACCATTTAATCGACTTACAGCCGCTTTAGCTGAAGCCATAGGACCGGCTTCCCGACAATCAAAGAGTACAGGTTTCCCTACTGGGATGTTTCGCAGAGTATCTGTGATAGACACCTTTTTCACGAGGTAGCAATTTTCTGTCATCTTACTTGGTATTTTTTGAGTAGAATTTGTTATCTTTGCTTCTTAATCTAAGCGAGTTACAACGCTACGACATTAGAATTACACTGCAAATATATGGTATTACCACGGTACTACCAAACAAAGTGTGAAATTTTAATAATTATTAACAGTAATACCAAGGTATGAATGATATGGTAGAACGCTTGAAAGAGGCGATAGCAGTGCTTAATGCCACGCAAAATGCCTTTGCAAGCAAAGCAAACATAGACCCCTCCAACTTCGGAAAGATGTTGGAAGGGAAGCAAAAGATTACCGATAAGACCATTGGGAAAATTTGTCACGCACATAACCTCTCAGTTGAATGGGTGAAATCGGGTATCGGTAGCATGATGGTACCGGCAACTACAAAAGGCAACTTCTTTTCTCCTGATGGTATTTATGCAGAGGATTCTGAGGTGCTAATTGGCGATGCTGTTCTTAAAGAGAGAATCAAGAATTTGCAGCAACAAATTCAAGACCTGCAAGGTGAAAAGAAAGCATGGGAGGCTGAGCGTAAATCAATGAAGAAAGAAATTGAGGAACTTCGTGTCAAAAATGAAGAAATCACTGCGGAGCTGTCCAGAACGAAAGACAAGATGATTGACTTACTTATTGAGCGTGGCAAATGAGTGAACTAAATGATTTAAGAATTCAAATCGAACAATACGAAGAAAACGAAAGAGAGTTGATGCTATGTATTGTTGCGTTAAATGAGGCATTCAGAGAGAAACTCATTCCCGAAACATGGGAACAAGAAGAAGCTCTTCATAAAACTCTTGAAACTATGCGCAAAGTGTTGGATAGACGTGATAAATACAAATACGGGCTGTAA